AATCTTTAATTATTTAATTGGTTTTACCATTCATCTTCTTCATTTGTGATTCTGATAATGTACATAAGTTCGTTATCATCCTCTGTATATGGATTTGGATATTTGTAGATAGCAGGATAATTCAAATTCTCCTTAGCTGCGTCTATGAAGTAATCTTGGGCAAGAGAATTATCTGTCACATAAACCGACAAAAAAGTTCCTCTACGTTTCAAGTCATCCTCAACACCTTCTACTCCAAAGAAGACCTTGAAACTAAACCCGTCTAAATGATCCACATCAAATCTTATCTCTAGACGGCTCATCAAGCCAAAAAAATGTGCTAGTTTTGTTGCCTTCATTGCTAATCCTCCTCTCTTGTAAAGAATTTCCAATTCTTACCAACAACAACACCTACTACATAGGTTCCAATCATTGACAGTACTATTAAAACATCCATACTTTAATTTTTAATTGGTTCTTTAAAGTTGCCTGTGGTTATCCAAAACCACTATATCTATATGCAAAGGTAACAATAAAAGGTGATATATGCAAATATATCACCTTTTATTTTAGATAAAAATACCAAACATAATCGCTTGGTTATCAACGCATTAAATTACTTATTGATAGAGCCAATCACAATAGTTTTGGTTGCATCGCCAACCTTCTCTATCAGATTGCCAACGGCTTCGTCAACTTCACACAAAGCATCATACAACTCGTTAGTAATAGCCTCTCCTTTAACATCACAACAAGTGCTTTCCCACGCTTGTTTTAGTTGCCTTGTGGCTTCAATCATAATCTTAATATCTGTCATAATATGGTATATTAACCGTTCATAAATAATTTCGTAATTTTTTCGCACAGCTCTCCAATGATATAGCAAGGCTCCTCACTTTGTATGTCTATGCCGTCGCTACCGCAAACGTGCGCTACGACATGGAACAGCTCGTGCCCTATCGTATTTGCCATGCTCGCGTGAGAGGGAGACCGCCCGATTGCCACCACGCTTTGCCGAAGCCTCACGTTGGAGTATGTCAGCCCACGCTCATCGCTGTCCTTGGCGAGGTGTCTTCGTGCCTCAAATAGTGCGTTCACTTCACAGCCGATAACTTCAAGGGCATTGCATATCTCATCAACGTCTTCCTCGTCATAACCGATGAAGCACGTCACACCCCACTCGTACCTGTCAAGGGTTATCTCGCTCCTTGTCATAGCACGTCGTCCCACGGTATCGGTAAACCGTTATGGCAACAGTCGGCGTAGAAGCGGTTGAACACGAATCCGTCCTTCTGGTCAACGTCATCAACCACATCTTTTATATACTGTGCCATGCCTGCCTCGTCCTTGATGGAGCTTCCCCAGAAGTCAGCCTTCACCATGTTCGCCACATAAACGTGGTCATAGCCGACAAGGTTATCCAGCTTTACGGAGTTGGCGGCAAGCATATCCTCCACCTTGTCTTTCGTAAGCGGCTCTATTGGCTCTTCCTTGCCAGTAGCCTTGCCGACCTTGCGCATGAGGCTCACCGCCCAGTCGCACATCTTCTTGTTGAAGTGATAGCCATTGTAGCGCAGATAGGCTATCATGCCTTCTGGCTTCATGTCGTACACGTCCAACGGCATTCTACATTTTCCCATACACTGAATGTTTTTAAGACAGGCAGGGATGTTCGTTCCCTGCCTGTCAGGTTATCACTTAGTAGCGGTCGCTGCCATGCCAACCGCCACCACGACGTTCTACATAACGTCCGCCATCGTCGTAGTCCATGCCACGCTCATAGCGTCCGCGTCCATTGTCACGTCCCCAGTCCCGATAGTCGGGCATGGGGTTGCGCTCGCCCATGCGTCCCTCACCGTTCCTCAGGCTGTCAATGCAGGACATCACCTTGCCGCCATACCTCAGCATCTTCTCGGCGTTCTCGGCAAGCTCGTCCATCTTGTTCTCCGTTATCTCTATCATGTACATAATCTTGTCTCTTTAGTCGCTTCCGCCTGACTTCTTCAACGCTTTGTGAAGCATCGCCTCAATGTTCGACAACGTGCCCTCCATGCCGCAAACCTTGCTTTCGAGTTGCATTATCTTCTCCTGTTGTGCCTTGTCTTTTGCTATCTGTGGGTTGAGCACGCACAGCATGCCCTCGCAGCTCTTAACCACTTTCTCGTGATATGCCTTGCTGTCAAGCACTTCTTTCGAGTGCCTTAGCATGGCCTCCACTTCCGACATCATCGCTTCCCTGCTTTCCGACACCACCACGTTGCCCGTGTTGGCTATCTGCCCATTGGCAGGGAGTTGCTTAAACTCCAGCTCGCCGTTGTTGGTCTTAACTTTCACGTCCACCGTCGTTTCCATCGGTTGTGGATTGTACTGGCCCGGCTGGTACGTCGGGAATTTTGGCTGCGGGTTGCTCACGCTCACCACTTGGCCGATTGTCAACGTAGGCTCGTTGGTCTTGTCGAGCACGTAGAATATTGAGTTCTGTCTTAAACCTTGAAACATAGAAGTCGGATTTTAGCTGTTAAACAATGCCCGTCATCAACTGAAGGGTGTTAGTGTCTCTCTCGAACCAGAACTGATACACGCCAGTTCCGGCTACATCGGCCACCGTCAAGGCTGCACCATTATACTTGGTGACTGCCTGGGTCGTGCCGTTGGTCTCGAAGAGGATAGGAAGCGTGCTCGTCGCGCCGCTTGGTATCGCCTGCATGAGGTTAACGAATATCGTGCCCCGATAGTTGGCGTTCACGAAGGCGTGGTTTCTGAAAGAGAAAACCACGGCATCCGTCCTTACCGTCACGGCTGTTGAACCTATCGCCGCCGACCCTCTTCTGTTGACCCATGAAAATGGATAGCCCCATATCATAGTCAGTCCTCCTTGTCGTTTAGTTCCAAAAGCCAGCTCCGTTAAGGCCGTTCAAGCCATACAAGCCCATCTGAGCCGCAACGCAGTTAGGCACTGCGGTAAAGGGTTGGTAAGGCGTTGTCACGGTCTCTGGCAACTTGCGTTTTATGCCTGCCACCTCGTTCTGCAAGCCAGCAAGCACTTGATTTATAGGCGCGAGCGACTGGCCTACAATCTGGCTCATCATGGCAGAACTCTTATAAGTGCCATTCTCCTCGCGAAGATGGTCTATCTTGTCCTGCATGTCCCTCATCTCGGCTTGCCTCTGACCGTTGATAATCAGTTGAGTGCTGTCCTTGATGCTGTTCTGCAAGTCGCAAGTCTGCCTCTGCGTCTCGTAGGCAATGGAAGAGAAACCACGTTCCTGTCCCGTCGCCACGTTGTTGATGGCGTTCTGGAGCTGACCTGTCTGTTGGCACATCGCCAGCTTGATGTTGCCGTCCATCGCCGTGATGGAGTTGTTAGTCTTGCAGCAGCACTCCGCCAACTGGGTAGCAATGGCGTTGTTGCCTTGCATTATGGCCGTGAGCACTTGGTTGGCTGTCATGTTGAGTTGGTTGCCAACGCCGCAAATCTCCTTGCTCAAACCGTTCACCGCGGCAATAACGTTGTCGCTTGTGGTGTTGAGGGCGGTCGCCAAGGTCTGGATGTCGTAGCCATTGCGTTGCACGGCTTGCATGATGACAGCGGTATTGGCATCGTTGTTAATCATCGGGACGACACCGCCCTGCCCGTTTGGCATCATGCCGCCGCCAAAGCCACCGCCAAGGAAGTTGCCCCTGCCCATGAGGATAAAGAGAAGCAAGATGGCAAACAAGCCGTCTCCCCAACTGTTACCGTTACCCTTGCCGTTGCAAAGGGCAAACAGACTTGGGTCAATGCCCTGCCTTTGCATGAGCGCAGGGAGCATTGCCAATATTCCATTAAGGCCGCCGCCCGTGCCAGTCGTTCCGTTCTCACCGAATACGTAAGTCTTTGATTCTGACATAATCTTTCGTCTTTAGAAGTTAAACATTCCATGTAACGTTACGGCCACAAAATTAGCGAGTTGCCACCACAAAGGCCGCAACTCGCTCACACTTTTTATTTCTCGTTGATTATCAGTATTTTAAGATGATAGTAGGTTCTGTCAAGTTAACAAAATGGGAATTTGTTAACACATTGCATGGCTCATGTTAAAAAAAACTTTTTGGTTAACATGTTCACCATTTTAGTAATAGAGTAATCCTTTTCTACTGAAACAAAAAAGCCTACCTCACATCGAGGTGGACTCAATATTCTGTTACCACTTTTTGTTACCAAATTATCAAAAAAGAGGTAACAAAATTTGTGCGTATTTAATAAAATAAATATCTTTGCAAAGACGCTTTAATTATTAAATAAAATGGTATATGAAAAACAGAATTAAAGAAATCTTGAAAGAAAGAGGGATGAGCCAAAAGGAGTTGTGTTCTCTTGTCGGGATGTCGGAGGCAGGACTAAGCAACGCGATTAACGGAACGGCAACACTCCCGACCATCGCCAAGGTAGCCGCGGCATTAGGTGTCGATTCAAAGGACTTGTTAGTGGACGATGAACTTGTAGCCAGGTTCTCGGCTGAAAAGACACCACTTATGCTTGGTGACATAGCTTTGCCATGCTATGTACTTAACAACGGCATGAGAGTATTTTCGGGGAGGGGTATACAAAAAGCAATTGGAGCAAGCCAAAACACATCAGGCTCTTGGTTACAGAAATTTGTCAATAGCGACGCGATAGTGTGGAATATCCTCCCCGGCGTCTTGGACAAATTCAACACTCCTGTAAAATTCAAGAGAAGAGACGCAGGCGGTTCTCAATCAGTCACTTATGGGTATGAAGCTACCCTCTTGATTGACTTGTGCTCGGCAATAATTGACGCTTTTGAGTCCCGGCATTTCCAGATGTCAGAAGTCTATTACAAGGCTGCAAGGGTTATTATCAAGGCAGTCGCGAAGACAGGAATCATCGCGCTTGTTGACGAAGCGACAGGGTATGACAAGGAAAAGGACAAAGCTCGCAGGAGCCTTCAGGAATATCTTTCGTCATTCATCAATCAAGAGGCTTCAACGTGGGTCAAGACGTTCCCCGATGAGTTTTTCGAGGACATCTACAAGATGCGCAAGTGGACGTGGGAGAAAGCCTCCGCGAAGCCTTCCTTTGTTGGCAAGATTATCAATGATACTGTCTATGAGAGAATCGCCCCGCTCGTATATGAGGAGCTGAAGAAACGCAACCCGAAACTTGGCACTGGAAACCGAAGATACAAGTTCCATCAATTCTTGACTTCCGACATCGGGAAGCCAAAATTGCAAACCCACCTTGTAGTGCTGCATACGTTGGCGGTCGCCTCTGGGTACAATTGGGGGAGGTTCATGTTCCTGCTCGACAAGTCATGTCCTAAGAAGTACCAGCAGCTTGCCTTGTTTGATGACTACGAAGAAGAGTAAAACCATGTTTGATAGAAGGGCGGCATCATTTTTACCGAATATATATTTTTGAAGAAATATTGTATATAATTTCCTCGAAATATTGTATTTTTAAAACCCCGTAGGTGTATCGGGCTACGAACTTGTTATTGTAGATACAATCCTAACCCGAACCACATTATCAATATCATAGTTGATGATGTCACCCAAGCTAAGTAGGGCTTGATACGTTACTATTTTCTCTTGCTCTTAATGAAGTGAAGTATGTCCCACTTCTTCCAGTACCTCGTGTGACCGCGCTTCTTGTGCTCGCCGTTGGGTATGTCGCCCCTCGCCACCATCCTGTTAAGCGTAGCGTCTGACACGTGCAACTTCTCCTTCACCTCCTCCGTGCTCATCATCGGGTTCAGCATATCGGGGATGATGTCGCACAATCTATCCAGGTCATCATCGCTCATGCCGCATGCCGTCACCTTCTCGCCTTTCTTTTGTTGCTCGTCAGCCTTAAAGCAAGCATCACTCAATGACTTCAAAGCCGTGCCGAGCAGCTTATAATTTAGTATCTTTCCCACTACGCACAGATTTTTCGTCCTAACTTGGTTTTACTGATAAACATATCTGCAAATCCATATAGATAAAACATTGCCGTTACAATCATAACGGTAAAGCAGGAATCTATCATGTCATTCGTCGTGTACCAGCTCCATTCCACGATATGAGCAGCATTGATGCCGAAAAAGTAGAAGAAGGGAATGCGGTATTTCCAACATAAGAAGAAGAATCGGCTCGCTAATATCAAAACCATTGGCAGAATGTAAACCATGAAATATATGTAGAGATAGCAAGGCATATTCTCCGCATAAGGGATAAACATTTCCCTTGGATGCTGGCTAAAATCCCACATTCCATAAGCGTGGAAGCACATAATAATTATCGGAACATACTTGCAGAACCAGCGAAAAAATTTCAAAATTCTCCTTGAATATCTGTTACCATGTTTCATCAGCAACGACATAACCTCGCTGACGTCTTTGTCTTGCTACCACTTTAGAAGGTTGTCCTCGTCATCCTTTGTCATAAGCTAAAATTGTATGGATAATCGCAAAGTTAGGCAATTCTTTGATAACCACGCCTTTCTCAACGACCTTTAACACTTCAAAGTGCCAAAAAAACGGATGCCGCCCTGCCTGTCACGACAAGAACGGCATCCGCAGGTTCTCTAACCACATAACTCAAGAAACATTTACATAATCGTTAAATTCATAACAATCTTTTAACCTTCTAATCAATATGAACCAAAACCGCAGTCTCTCGTGCTGTCACAGCACTCGCGTTAGCCACGTTGGCAAGTAGCTCCTCTGAATTATTATTGGATATTTCAGAAAGAAGGAATGCTACCTGTCCAAGTCCCTTGTTACTTATACAACTTTAGCCTTTACACATTAATTCACTAAAAGAGAGTTCTCTTATATCCACAAAGATACAGAAAATATTTCTATGCCACAAACTTTTCACGAAATATTTTACTTATTTTTCACTTATCCAAACAATTTTCCTGCAACCATTCCACCTGTCAACCATCTATCCCATCCAAGAAACAAAACCGTGACAGACCCTCACGGTTTGCCACGGCTTCGAGAAATCAGCCGTCTCCCTCATAAGTTTAATTAACCTATCACTCAAAAAGAAAACCAAAAATAAATCAAATACGTTATCCTGAATAATCTCTTTTACCTTTGCCTACCCAATGCCTATCACGCCTATATCGTTTCTTCCCTCGTTCTTTCCTTTCCTCGCTTTTCTTTCCTTTCCTTTCCTTCACTTCGTCCACAGCGTCAGCCACACGTCCGCGAACCCTGCCACCTCGGCCCAGTAGAGCTTATGGAAGTATGACTTGCCCCTGCTCATGTACCACGCGTTATCCAGTATCTTATACGCCTCCGCCACGGCCACATAAGCCGCATACGTGGACGCCACGAGCACCGTAGGCCACCAGTTCGCGCTCATCGCCCAGCCCACGCAGCCAATGGCCGCCACCATCGCGGCACCTTTGTGTACCGGGTACGTGTCCTTGTCGCAGTAGTTAGGCGCGACACCCACTATCATGAGCCCCACGCAGCCCAGGAACGCCAGCGGTTGCGCGCCGCCTGCCTCCAGCATCACTGGCAGCATGGCGAGCGCGCTGCACATCATCACCATGGAGAACACGACTCCCGCGTCCTTCCTCCAGCCTTGAAGTTGATAGAACGTGTCGCTCACCATTTCGGGGAGCCCGAATTTCCATGCCATAATCACAAAATACGCGGCCAGCACCGCGAACGCAATAATCGAAATCATCATAATATCTTTTTTGTCTTAAAAATCTATCTATAATAGTCTATAAAGGCCTATCGCCCTTAAAGAGATTCTTCCGTCTTCACTAAAAGATTCTCCACGTGCATCCCACGCCCACCCACACGTCTGGCTTTCTCGTGAACACCCCATACCCGAAGCCACCCGTCAGCCCCACGTTGAAGCGTTTACTCTTTCCTCTCCCCTCTACGCTCTTCGTTACGACCACCGTCTTCTGATACACCTCAATGCTGTCCAGCCTCGGCTCGTAACCGCTCACCCACGCCATGTACGTGCTGTCCTCGTATCGCTTCTGCGTCCGAGGGACAACAGCCCATACCGTGTCCTTCCGTGCGAACTTACCCGTTTCCTGCGCCTTTGAGTCACCTTTATTGTCCGCCTGTCCGTCCATGACCTCAAACAGGCGGCCCGGCTCAAAGACCTCTATCTTTGCCTTGGGAACGGTCGGCTCAGTGGGGAGTACCACCGGCACCCGTATCACCCCTGTCACCACGCTGTCTGCCGCACTGGGCTCCGTAATTCGCACCGTGTCCCTTACCGTCACCGTGTCCACGGTCACCTTTCCCTTGCCGTCGCGCGAATGGTGGTTGCAGTGGTTAGCCAGCCCAGCCCCAAGGCAGAAGCCGGCGAACACCGCCGCCACCATAACCACGACAATATTGTCTTTCTCTTTCTTGCTCATGTCTTTCTTTCTATTAAAGTTTACTACACCTCCGATATGCAGCTGTTCGCCTTCTTCAGCCACGCCAAGCGGTCGGCCATGCCGTTCGTGCCGCCATTTATCCGCTTGGTGAGAGCCGTATAAGCGTCTTTGTCGGCGTAGATGTTCAGGTTGTTCCGCCGCCAGAACCACAAGGCCGAGAGTATCGCGTATTTCGGCCACTCCAGCAGCTCCGGGCGCGCAAGGCACTGTATCCCCGTGTCCGCTTGCAGCAGCGTGTAGTTCTTCCTGCCCGTTATCTGCAAGTAGCCACGGCCCTTGTACTTCACCCCGTCACCGGCATACACGTTCCCAAGGTCTTTCCTGCCCTCATACGCCTTGCCCGACGCTATCTCCTTCGTGTACGTCAACCCCGCGCTCTCGTGCCCAATCTGCGCCAAGAAGTATCTCAATCTCCTCACCGTGTCGAATCCATATTCCGCTATCAACGGGTTCATGGTTCTCACAATCTCGAATATCTGCCTTTCCTTTCCTTTACCATAAAGGCTAACTAATTCACTTGCCAGCATCTTTCCTGCCTCCTGTTTTTTTATCGTTATCGTTGTAGGTTTATCTCCAGCTGCTTCGGGTAGCCTTCCTTTATGTCATACTTCTCAACATCTTCCACGGTTTTCAGCTCCTGCACCTCCGCCTTGTGCCTCGCCGTAGTGTTGAAGCACTCTAATGCGTACATCTCAATCGCCGACAGCAGCTTAATCACCGTGTCGCAGGGTATCGTCAGCTTCACGTCGCCCATCCACAGGTCGGTCGTCTCCTGCCCTGCCGCTTTCGTTATCTCCGTCGAGTTCATCAACCCGACCCTCGTCGCCTTGTCAAGCCAGAACACCGTGCCGTTCAGCTTGAAACCGTTAACCTTGTCCGAGATGTCGTATCGCTCTATCTCCTGCGTCTTCTGTCGCTTGGCTTGCGACAGGGTTAGGGCTTCTTGCGCTTGCTTCCAAGCCTCATAAGCCTCTGTGGCCTCTTCCTCTGCCGTATCGCCAGCGTTGTAGGCACACTCCACGCAAAGGTATAAATCCATTGCCTCGTCCTTCTCCGCGTCGAAACGCCTAAGCACCGTATTGCCAAGCGTTTCCTTCTCCTTGTACTCACTTACCGGAATCATCGTTTTCACAAAAGATAATTTGCTCATTTCATTTAATGTTGTTTATTTGATAATCATTTTGAAACGGGGGAAAAAAACGGAATCGCTGCGTAATTAATGTTCTTTTCCTTGGAAGTGGCGATGGCTTTCGATTCAATGCACCAGGCGTTTGCCTGGGCTCTTTGCGTTATGCTCCACGCCCTCATGCCTATGTCGCCCATGCCGACATTACTTTCGGGATGTTTCTTGCTCACGGCTTCGAGTATCATGCTCACGTTTTGCCAGAAGAGCCGCCACTGCCATAGTGTAGGGCCGTAACCCTGCCATGTCTTGCCGCCCTGCTCTATAGTCTGCGCATAGCAGTAAGTGGCGAAGGCGATGTCCGTCCTGCCCTGTTCTCCTGCCTCATTGACGATGCACTGCGTGCAGTACAGCCCATTGTAGGCGTAGACGTAGTATCCTGGCGAATTTTTATCATCGCCGTCAAGGGGGGACGCTGGTGTAGGCATATTGGGTGGACCCCCATTCTTTTTTGGGTACTTCCCCGATGTTGGCGATCGTGTCTATACTGACATAGACATCGCCTTTGTATTGCTGGGTCTCCTTTGTCTTGATGCTCACGAAGGAAAGCCGCGCATTGTCGTTACCGCTCGCCTCCCAATCGGCGAATGTCCATTGCTTGTTATCATCGTCGATGAGGAACACGCCGCTTTCGTAGGCGCGGAACACGCAGTTGAATCGGAAGTCGGAAGAGGATGCCGTGCGAGATACTTCCGTCAAGTTCTTTTGTTCATACATTCCCGCAATCTCGTCCACGCTCACGGTGTACGCCGTTCCGCTTTCCACGTCGAACTCTGCCTTGCCTTGAGCATCTGTCACGTATGTCGTCTTGCCCTTGCCTATCGTGAGGTAGACGTTTACGCCCTCCCACGGCTGCGGCGTGTCATTTGTCTCATCGGCTTTCTTGACAATGACCGTCACGTGTTCCTTTTTATCACTCTCTTCCTTGTAGTGCGCATCTATTATGCGGTTGCCAACCGCCGCTACATGGCGCACGGGGTCTATCGGGTCACATCCGGTTACGTAAGGGAATGCCACCTTATACGTGGAGCCTTTCGTTACCGTGAACTCCGCCTGGCCATTGGAATCTGTAGTATAAAGGTGATAGTCCTGCGCGTCATTGATGTAAACGCTTAGTTTTATCCCTGCCACGCTTGCGTCCTTCACGTCCGTCGTCACGTTCACTGTCACGTGCTCGTCACTGTCTGTAAGGTTTACGCTCTTAGCTGCACCCTGCCTGTCAGTCACGGTCAGCACGTTACCGTTCAACACGGCGTTGACATTCCCTGCCCCAGTCGATGCCTCTTCGCAATCGGCAACGGCCTTACTCGTTGTCTCTTCTCTCTTCTCTTCCGCCGTCTGCCTTGCGGTCTCGTTATCCTGTCTTTTTGCCTCGTTGTTCTTCCTCGTCAGTTCATTCGCCTCACGCCCTATCTCTGTCTTGGTTCGCGTGTCCTCGGCTTGCACTCTTTCGGCCTCTTGGCTTACACGTGTAAGCTCAGCTTGCACCCTCGATTCCTCACTCTTCGATCTTCCATCTTCACTTACCGTCACCTGCTCGTTGAGTGCCGTCACCGTCTTCACGGTCTCTTGCGCCTCCGTTATCAGCCCGCTCAGCTCCGTGCTTGGAGGCAGGTACACCACGGCCGTGTCCATCTCCACCGAATCCTCGCCCTCGTCAGTGTTGCCAAGCTCCGTGTCGGCGTCAGCGTTCCTGTCAACGATAGCCACCTGCTCATACTCGTTGCTTCGCCAATCATTCCCGAATATCTTTCCGCGCACCTCCAGCGCGTAAGTGCCTAAGGGTATCCGGTCTCCCTCGACCCTCGCCACAATCACGTTGTCCTCTTTCGCGTCTATTGTGTGAGCCAGCTCCAGCCGCCTGTACGCCGAGCACAACCTCACCACGATGTCGGTGCAGCCCGGCAACGGGAACGCCACCTTCTCGCCCTCAACTATCTTCACCACGGGTATCCTCATGGTGAAGTCATTACCTCTCACTATCCTTTTCATGTACTGTTTCCTTATTAAGCCTATTGTTTACCTACATTGATTCCTCACTCTCCCATCTTCACTCGTCACTTTTCCTTCCCTCTTCACTCTCCGCCTTCCTGAACGCCTCGTTCACGGCCTCGCCCATGGCAGGGTCTTTTTGCCTTGCCAACGCCACGGCGAAACCCTTGCCAAAAGCCATCAGATACCCCTTGATGGTGCGCTTCTCTATCCTCACGTTGTGTATGTAGAGGAAGTGGCCACCTATCGAGCTTATCTCGCACAGGCAGGCTATCACGCCGCCGACCCACGCGCCGAAGATGTAGTTTATGCCCACGAGCGGCAGAAAGCCAGCGCCTATCGCTTCAGCCACCATCATCAGCATGAGGTAGTCGATAAACTTGTTCAGGCTACGCCGCCACGCCCGCGAGCGGTGGAACTTATACACCGCCGCCAGCACCTTGTCGCCTTGCTTTAACGCCTTGTCGCGCCTTAGCCTGCTCTCCTTGCAGCCGAAGCGGAAGTCGAGCATACATAGCAAGCCGATAGCTATCCAAATCCACTTGGAGTCCGCCAGCATCTGCGTTATCTCCGAGGAGAACAACGTCATGCCGAAAGCCCTTACCCCCGTATGCACGCTGTTCCCCGTCAAGAAGCTTGTCTGTAATATCGAGCTGCCCATCGTTATACCTTACCTGTTATTGTCGTTATCGTTGTTATTGCCTATTCAGCCCACCAAGCTATCCTTGCCGCCGTGTTCTCCGCCACCCTCGGCGGAACCAGTGTCCTCTTCGCTGGAGCCCTTGTCAAAGTCAATCATCTCCGGGTAGCCTGTGGTGTAGTCATAGTCGCACACCTCCTCCACGGTCGTCAGTTTCTCCACCGCTTGCAGGTGCTTCTCCGTCGCGTTCTGACATTCCGAGGCATACTGCTCAATCTTGGCCAGCATATCCCTGTAGGTCTCTATCGGCATCTTGTATTCCGTGCCGTCCCACATCTTCGTCATCGTCTTCTCACCGTTGTGCTCGTAAGCGTCCAGCGCGATAGCCACCGCCTGCCTCTCTTGCAGCGTCAGCCACATCCGCTTGCCACCCAGCTTAAAGCCGTTGACGGCCTCCGAATCGTTGTAGCCGTTAATCTCGGTTATAGTGTCGTTCTTCGCGCCTTGCAAGTAGCGCGCCTTCATTGCCTCACTGTCCCTTGCCATAATCTGTCCGTTTTTATTAAGTCTATCATTGTCTATATCTCGTCATAGCTCCCGGCATACGTGAACTTCGACACCAGTTGACTGCTCGTGGTGCGCTTCATGTACGCCCTCACCATCCTTGCCACCTTGCCGCCCTCGTAGTAGTAGAACGTCTGGTAATACACCGTCTGCATCGGGTCAAGCACGCCCTCATTATCCACCATGTGCGGCTTCATGGGCAGGTTGCCGTCGTTAGGCTCGGTGTACCAACCATTGGGCAGAAGGAAATTCGGGTTAGGCCAGCTCACGCTGTTCGTCGTGTTGTAATAGTTCTTGGTGAACACGCAGCCGTCATAGATGTCGTAATTCTTGCTCGCGTCCGTCGTCGGTATCTGCTTGCGCCATATGTAGCGCAGGTCGGCCTGTTGCCCCTTGGCCACGTAGAGCCAGTCGAAACTCAGTGCCGAGTTATAATCTTTTACCGCGCTCGTCGCCAGCCTCAAATACGCCGTGTCGCTGTGTGCCTGTTGCGTCGAGCTTATCAAACTCTGCAAGCCGCTCGGCCCGATGTCGTACTTCTGCTTGCCGTCCGTGCCGTAAAAGGCGAGATGGGGCACGCCTGCCGCGTCGTAAAACACCGCTATTCCCGGCGTCACGCCGTCTTTTTGGAACCAAACGGTAGTGTTCCCGCTTATCTCGGTGTGGCCTCCGCCGTTGTCGGTCGTGGCTATCTTCGTGGCCCGCAAGCCGTCATGGTCTATCACCGCCATCTCCTTGCCGTCGTTGTCGCGGAACTTGGTGTTGCTCGCAGTCAGCGTTATCTCCTTGCTGTCTATGTCTATCCCCGTGGCGTACAACGCCTGCTTGTCTACCATGTCCGCGCGCTTCGCCGTCCACTCCGTCATCGTCGCGCCAACCTCCAATTTCGGCCGGGCAATCTCTATCGCGAACTCCGTCGCCTCCCAGTGGCTCGACGCGCCGGGCGCATATCCAATCCCGGCCTTCTGGCACATGTAGTACGTGCCGCCATACAGCACCACGTCTCCCACGTTGTAGCTCGTGGATGAGTCGTAACTCTCCTTGTTCGTGCCGGGTCTCACCAAGCGGAACAGTATGTATTGTGGGACGTTCCCCATCGGCCTCCAATGCACCCAGTAGCGTTTCCATGCCGTCGTCGACGTGATGTGGGTGTGCAAGTGCCCATCGCCTGGATTATACAAGAAATCTAACTTCTCATGACTGCTTTCCGTCATGACGATTCCCGTGCTTGGAAAGTAGAGATAGCATTGCAGCCCGCCGGGCGCGTAGCCGCTCGGCGCCCTCGCGTAGAACGACAGCATGCAGTCCTCGCCGACTTTCAGCCCCATGTCCTTCGTGGAGTATTGCAGGAAGTCGCCAATTTTCATGGTAGGCAGGAGTATCGCTTTCACGCTCGCGCTCTCGTTGTTGTAGCCGCCTTGCGTCACGGTCGTCTCGTCCAGCACCTCCACGTTTCCCGTCTTCGTCAGCGTGCCCGTGCCGTCCAGCAGGTTACCGCCCACGTAGTCATAGTCCTGCTCCGAGAGCGTCCAGCCGTTATACTCCTCGCCCTCCTCCAACATAGGCTTGCAGATATAGCCGTCAACGAAATAGTCAACCTTCGACCTTGCGAAGATATTAATCTCTACATACTCATACGGAGGTTCAGATGGAATAGAAAGCTTAACGGTAAACAATTCCCACTTATTGGCTTCTGATGCAGAAGAAGTCGAGCTATGGCCTGTAGGACCATCATATTTAGCAGGGCGAGAAGTGTCTATCTTGGAACCTTGCCAAATAGCTTCCGCCACAAAATAAATGTCATTTGGTGTAGGCGTCTTAGCATAGAAAGAGAGAACATAGTTCTTTCCCTTCTCCAACTTGATGTTGCCTTGTGGCGAAATACCATTCCAGCTAAAACCAGACAAGAGATAGATGTCCGTTCCTGTCCGTTTGGTGCGGCAATGGATGCAATTAACGCCATCAATGCCACTATTTATCCCTATCTGTTCTAAAGGATAGCCATCATAATACTGCGTCTCCGAACCGCTCATGTACTTAAATCCGTCCCCATATTTACGGCACGCGCTTCCCACAAGCATATTTCTTCTGCCCACTGACTTCTCGCTCACCTTCAGGCTTATCTCCTTGGCCGTCTGCCTTATCTTGCTCTCAAACAGCTTGAAGTCCGTGCTATTGCCGTCGTTGGTGAGGTAGTTATATACGCTCTCAAACTTCTTGTTGTCGGCTTTCAGCCCTCCCGTGTACCTCGCCACGTTCACCGAGAACTTCACCGTGGGGAAGTAGTACCTGCCGTTGTCCTTGTCCCACACCTGCACCTCCACCGTGCCACACGTCTTGCTCACGCCGCAGGTCTCGTCCTTGGCAATGTTCGAGATTTTCACGGTCGCCGTGCTGTTCGATGTCGAGATGGAGGCTGAGCAGTCGGGGTGTCCGTCCTCCATGAGGGCATATTCGACGTTTGTCACCTTCTTGCCGTCACGGTAGCACGCTATCGTCGCCGTCTTGCTCGTTCCGCTTGGCACGATGCCGTCGTCGTTCGTGTCAAAGACGAGGGTGTCGGGGGCTACGCTTATCTCCAACGCCCCGATGCCGTCGGCACCGTTTATTTTCACGGGCGTTGACCACGGCAATACGCACTTGCCGCCGCTCACCTTGGCCTGGCTCATCCACACCGTGTCCGAGACCGCCACCTCGTTGTCGGAGAGGTCGAGGCGGAAAAGGCCGTAGTCACCGTTGTCATCCCCCGAGATGTCCTTGGCGTAGGTCACGCAGATGAAGTGCCGGCCCGCCTTGGCCACGGCGAACGAGTACGCCTGCTCCACACCGTTGCCCGATGCGTGGGCAAGTCCCTGCCCGCGGAAGGTGGTGCCAGTGTCGGGCGCGGTGTCCAGCGCCCACACCTCCACAAGGTCGTAGTTCTGCTCCGAGTAGGCCTTTATCTCCACGTCCACCGTGGTATTGTCGTATTGCGTAGTGAACGACACCTTCATCAGAGCGTAGCCATAGTTGCTCAGGCCGCTCGGCGACTTCATCCACGTCCGCCCGTCGTCCTCGGCCTCCGCCCACTCCTTGGCTGTCGCATCCGTTCCCTTGTTGTTGCCGTCATACGTGCCGCTCTCGTAGCCGCCGTACCTCACGTCAGTCACCTTCCCCCCGGCCGTGGCCGCGTCGGGCGAGAGGCTCCATCCGTCGCCTGGGTATTCAGGGTCGGTGCCCGTGGGCGCGTCAGGCTGCGTGTCGGCGTGCTTGTAGGCCATCACAACGCCGTCGCCCTGCTTGCCGTTGGAGTAGTTGGCCGTGGCCACCACCGTGTCGCCCACAAGCAGCTCCACCGTTATCACGCTCGCCGTGCCTATCGACGCGGGGTTGTTAGTGCCGTCAAAGGTATAGTAGTCGAATATTATCGTGTTGTAGCCATTGTTGAGGTGGTCGCTCGCGCTTTTTATCTCCGTGCCGTCAGCGTACACCTTGGCGGTGCCCAACACCTGCACGTTGCCGTAGCTCGATACCGTCATGCCCGTGGTCTTGGTGTACGCCACCTTTATGCCAGCGTGCTTCTTGGCGTCGCTAAATACCTCATAGGTAGACGATAGCTGCACGCCATACGTCACGGCGTCCTCTCCCTTGTCTCCTTTCTCGCCCTTTCCGCCGCTAATCTCCTTGCGCCAAGCCGCGGACGTGTCGCTTGGCTCTTCCGTGGTGGTAGTGCCTTTCTCCACGACGCACGTCCAGATGGCGTTGTCGTGGCTCACTTGGTCGTAGTAGGCGTATTTCGTCCCCTCGGCCCAGTTGCCGCGGAAGTTGACGAAAGTGACGGGGTCGCCGCTCGCGCTTATCCATTTCACGGAGGAAGACACGAAGACCACCTCCTTTGGCGACAAGATGAATACGGTGTTCGAGTACTCGTTCTTGCCGTCGGAATGGCGGTAATCGGTTATCCCCGTCAAGGCCACTATGCGAGGCAATGTGCCATCCTCCGTGCCCGTTGTCTCCAGCATCATCACGTTCGTGCGGCTCTCGTCGTTGTATTGGTCACGTCCATCAGCGTCACCGCTCGCGAACATCCTGTGGCCGTCCAGCACTATCGTGTCCCCTGCCTTCGGCGCGTCGTTAGTCGTGCTCTCGCAGTCCGTCTTCGACAGCACCACCCAGCCAAACTTCTTGCCGTCGTACAAGTCCCTTGTCTGCTCCTTGCCGTCAGCGTCCGTATAAGTCTCCGTTATGGTCTCGTTCTCCGTGGACACGTCTGTCACCAGGCGCCAATAGTAGGTGTTCGACACGTTCTCGTAAACTCCCTCCTTGATGTCGAACGTCTGGCACTTCGCCTGATCATACCTCACCCAGCCGTTCTGCGTCGCCGTCGTGCCGTCGTCGCCCAAGATGTAGCACTTCCAGCCAGTCACCTCGCCGTCAGCGTCAGTCACTGGCGACACGTGCTGCAACTTGCTCGACGCGCCGCTCAGGTACACGTTGCCCCCCACCGAGTAGAGCTTCCGTATCTCCAGCGAGTTGAACACGGCCTTACCCCATACCATGAGGTCAGTGACCGACAACGTGTACTTGCCCTGCGTGTTCTTGGTGATGCCGAATCCACGTTCCAACGCCTCGTCGAAGGCAAGCGAGCTTAACGCGTCAACCACCACGTTGCCTTTCTCGTCAAACTTGTAGCCACCCTTCCCGAACGTAGCACCTCCATTCAGTTTAGCGAGCACGTCGGAGATTAATCCCTTGGCAAAGGTGTATATCTCTCGTATGTATTCCTCACGATACTTATTAGCATAATTCTGATCAACCCTCCTTGCGGAATATACGTTGCTGTCTGTTGCAGGAGTAGAATCATTTAATCCAATGACATACACGCCACCTCCACCAGAGCCTGTTCCTCCTATCTGAATACCATTAACTGTAATAGACGTTACCTTATCCTCCAACTTACTCAATCTGCTCGAAGCTGCTTTTTCTCCAACAATGTAAGTAGGCTCATCGTAAGGTATATCCAGCTTTATATCCATGCCGATAATACGTGAATTTCGGTAATGCTTGCCATTGGCATCCACATCTGAGAACATGGGATTTATCAACTTGACCTGCTCGCCAAGAGGATGATAATTGTACACTCCATGGTTGTAGAACTTCACAGCATCCAAGACACAAGTGAAGTTGGAGTTGTCTATCATCGACTTCAAATAATAAACCTTTGCACGCTCATAGAGCGCATCCTGAGCCTCCTGTATGAGGTTTGTTTCTGTTATCTTCGTAGCGTCCCAGTTATACAGGAAGAACGTATCACCTTCCTTCGGGCACATCACACCGTCAGGAAGACTTCTGCCATACGTTTCATTAGCGACTATCTCGAAGTAATTAACATGCTCTATAATTTTGTATTCCACATCAAACTCCATGCCCATAAGAGCACCACTGGTGAACTTAATCATCAATGTGAGATTTCTCTTAATCCATGACTTTGTGAAGTTGGTAGCAAAAGAATCCTTTGAGGTGACTTGCCAAAACGTCTGTGTTTTCTTCTCTCCATTCTCCTCAACAGTGCTGTCATAGGTCTTGATGCCGCTAACCGTACATTCCACCTTCGGGTATTCATCATCAAACATCACCACGCCCTCAATGGCTTGCTTCTCGTTCTTCACCACATTGGTATTCTCTAGATAGCCGTCCTTTGAGTAAAAGCCATATGAATCAACCTCATTGTTGGGAAGCATGAGGTAATCGGTTGCTATGCCGTCTGTGGTTACGTCCGCATCCGACCCAGTGAAATATCCTTTTGGGATATTCTTGTCTGAGCCGAATGCGTACAGTCGAGTGATATAAGATGACTTGGATTCGGAGTATGACATGGAGAGCATATCAACGCCTTGCTCAAACGTTACTTGCCCCGTCATCTCACAATATCCAAGGTATATAATGTTACCATCCACCCACCACTCGCAATCGAGGGCGTTTTCATCGCAGATGGCATTGATAGCGTCAAGTATGCTGATAGAGCCATATTCGATATAGAAACGCTTGTCTACATCAAATGCTCCTTTGTTGTATGTCGTATAGTCAACGGCGAAATCAAGACCGTTGTACTTGTAGCCCAAAGCCTTTAGGTTACCGAGAATAACATTAAGATGTACAGCTACCGACGTGGTGAGCTTGAAAGAAGTCTCATTCGCACCATACTGAGGACGGTACTTGCAGATTTTATTCTTCCAAGCCATATAATAGGCATCCATCTGCAACTCATAGTCGTAGCCGTCAGTGCTGTCATTGTATTTCGGGAAGTAGGCTGAGGTTAGCTCAAAATAGCCAAAGCCAGGTATCTCCACGGAATCGCCTATCTCAAAGTACACAGGCTTCTCCGTGGAAAACTTCAAGATGACATAGTGATGGTCCATTAACTGCCGTGACAGCTTTGAACCTTCGCAAACGTCCTCTATCGTATAGAAGACTTCGTTATTCCGCTTTATCTGTATCATCCTTATCATATTTACTTGTTTCTCCCCTGTCAGTGGGGTCTGGCTCATTGAGCTTCAGACTGAACTTCGCTAACTCACGCATGAACTCACTGAACTGCGTGCAAGAAAGGTAGGTGCAGTGATACCATACCGCAGGTTGAAATGTGGTATGGATAGTCACTTGACCAGTCGCTAGGACTTCATCACAGAACTTCCCATAGTTGGCAAGGAACGCCTCAGGCGTCTTCGCAGACATATTGAAACTAACCGTTATCTCCCTCTCGTCAAGGCGAGGATTGTGCATTATGACAGACTTACCGTCCTTTGAACGATACTTGTTGCTGATGAACTCCTTGTTTGGCGCAGGTGTCATCAGCGTACTAAGGGCAGTATCGTCCATGAATATGCCATATTCCGTGTAGGCATCCTTGCCGTTGATTAATAATTGTCCTTTAAGCATACTTCAAATATTCTTTAGCCTTGCGTTCATATCATCCAACTTAATACCGAAATCAGTATATGTGAGTTTAACGTACTTCACTACATCTTCCAAGTAGCTGTTGGTCATTATCATCATGTTGCGTATCTCTAATACCGCTCCATTGGTTGACATTCCAATCGTTACGAGAGTTTCCATCATCGCTATGGTCGTCTCCATGTCTTGCGCTATGGTCTCTCCTGCTATCTGTAGAGCGGTGAAGCGACCATTCAGCTCGTCTGCCGTCTCCTGCCCCATTGAAGACCAACCTCCACTCGTTGCGGACTGGGAGGATGAGACTGTATAGCCTGTTATCTTCGAGGCTTCATCCCTAAGCTCCAAGCCTTTTTGGACAATATCATTGTACTCCTTGTTAAGGGTGTCAATCTCGGATTGTGTGAGGCCGTCCTTCGCTAACTCTGCCCACTTGTCATAGAATGTCTGTAAGTCCTTGTCAAGCAAGTCGCCCACCTTGGCTTTGAGCACAGCCTTCATAAGGTACTTGGAGAAGTCGTCAGTGAAGTCTTCAGCTTCTTTGTCCATGTCCATGAGGGTGTCGAAGAAGCTGCTCTCCAAGTCGTCGAATGATGTCTGAGTAATTTTCTCGCTCAGTTGGTCGTTGAGGTCGTTGATGGCATCTGCATACTTGTCGATGTAGTCCTGTATCATGCTTGGAAGCTGGTCAGAGCGTCCGCCCTTGCCTCCTTCCTTGCGATACTCGTTCAAGATGGCGATGAACAAGTCTTTGTCGGTATCACGAATCTTCTTCATGTCTTCAGCCGACAGCGAGAGGAAGTCCTTGCTTGACCTTACCGTCTTGCCGAGGATGCTTGACACTTGCGCCATGGATTGCTTCCATATCTTGTTGTCATCCACCGATGAGTTAAGCGAAGACCTCCATGTGCCGTGTTTCTGCGCTTCCGCTATCATTGCTGACGAAGCATTCTTCTCCTCTGCCTTGATTAGCTCCTTCGACTGCTGGTAAGCGTCGTTCACCCCTGCCAGGCTGTTGGTCTTCTGCATCGTGGTGTTCAGCTCATCAAGGCATTTGGCCAGCACCGTGTTCTTCTCGTTCAGCTCGTCTATCTTGTCTTGCATCTTCGCGGTGTTGTCGCCGCCGATGCCAAGGACGGAGGTGAAGTTTTGCAAGGCTGACACGCCCTTGCTCAACGCTCCTATAAAGTTGCCTTTTGCAAAGTCCGCCGCTGCCCCTGCAGCGTCATTGAATGCCGACAAGCCTTGCGTCGCCTTACCAGCAATTCCATCCATGCCGAGCTTGGAAAACAGGTCGGGCACCTGGTCTATGCCCTTCTTCGTTATGAACTCCTGTGCGTCAGCAAACCAGTTGGCTATGGCATCCTTGGTTGACACCTTGGCGCCGTCCTCCTTGCTCTTGGCTTCAGCCGTCGCCTTGGCCGTCTCCCTGCGTGCCTTGGCAAGCTTCCCTTCAAGCACGGCAAGCTGGGCGAGTAGTGTGGCCATCTCTTGATACTCCTTCGTTGACTTGTCTATGCCGTACTTGTCAAGGTTGGATTGTATTCCTGCCGTGTCACTTCCAAGGTCGCCGACACCAAGGTCCATCGCCCTGTCGTTGGCCTGCCCCAAAACTTGCTCATACTGTTTGGCTATGTCTGCCTCTTTTTCTTTCGCATCATTAAGGGCAAGCTGTGCGTCCTTTGCCTCATTGATACGGCGTATCTGCTCTTGCTGCTTGGTTCCGATGAAGTCGAAGATGCCTCCTTGCTTGCTTATCTCCGCGTTGATGTCGTTGACCTTCTCCTGCACCTTGGATATGTCGGACACATCAGTCAGTTTGCCGCTCTTTAGCAGTGCCTGTAACTGGTTACGTAGGGAAACCAGATACTCCTTCGTGTGTGAGGTGAGATCAGAAAAGACGTTTTCCCAGTCTATCTGCTCGAATATGTCGCTTGCATCGAGCTTCTTCAACTCTCTGTCACGCTGGTTGGCGAGCGATGCCTTTTGGTATGCGTTCGCCGTCTTGGCTATCTTATCGGCGTATTCCTGCGTAATGGCGAGCTTCTGCTGTTGGATGTCACCATACTCTTTTAGATACTCACGCATTGATTGTAGCTCCTTATCTTCCTCTTCCTGGTTTACCTTTTGAACAATGTAATCGTCTATCTTCTTGTACTGTTCATTGATAGCTTCTATGAAGGAGTTATCAAGCATACTATCATCCCAAGATTGTACTTTGTAGCTATTTGAAGATGATTTCTTCACAGCTTCCGACGCTTCAAACTCTGCTTTCTGTCTTTGCCTTTCAGCTTCTACAGCTGCAACCCTCTTGGCCTCGTTTTGCGCTAATTCTTTTTGAAGCTCACGATTCCTTTCCTCGATGATTTTTTCCTCTCCATCCTTCATCGCATTCAGGCGAGCGTCAGTGACGGCATCTTCAATGTCTTGCGCTGCCTTGACACGTGCTGCCGTATTTTTCCTTATCAACTCATCTTCCTTCGCTTGAGCACTTGTTTGCGCATTCTCTTGCTGTAGACCTTTCTTTGCTTCTGAGGCCGCTTTCTTTGCTGCGGATTTGGCAGCACTTGCCATCTTATTCTCGTTCATTGCCTCCATTCTGGTAAGCATCCTTATAGAGCTAGCACGCTGCGCTTGCGTAGTAAGCAACGAAATGTGCAAGTCTCTCTCTTGCTTCAAGTCTCCCAAGGATACTGTATGGAGCTTATTCCTTTCCTGCTGAACCTTATATAGCTTTTCCTGTGCTGAAATGATTGCGTCATACTTTTCCTGCTTTAACGCTTTGAGCTTCTTTATCTGTTCTGCTTTCGCTTTTCCTGTAAGTTTATAGACTTTATCCATCTCCTCAGCAATGATGCCATCCATCGCTGCTTCTTTCTCTTTCGCTTTGCCAAACTCGATATTCGCATTAAGCTCTTGCAATGCGAGTTTCTTGGCCTTAGACGCTTTATCAGCCATGCTACTTAAAGCATTGCCTAATTCTTTTCCGAGCTTGTCATCTGTCGTGGCCTTATAAAGCAGCTTTAAAGCACCTGTAACACCCTTTATCTGGGCATCAACAGCGTTCAAAGCTGTTCCTACGGCAGAGGCAAGACCCTCCCCCATCTCCGACATACCAGACTTGAAAGTGCTCCAATCGAGGGTGAAGATGCCTTTTAATGTAGTTCCAAGACCTCCTACTAATTTGGAAACTGTCTTGATGGCACTCTTGAATGTCACGATTACAGCCTTTGCAAAAGCGTTTAATGGAGCGTTTGCGTCAGCAAAAGCATGATACAGGTACTTGCCAAAAATTACAACTATGTCCGTTATAGAAGACATCAATGAACCAAAGTACGCACTTAGTGCAGTAAAAGCCTTCTGCCCTTCTGCGGACTTTGTAAACCAAGAGTACATGGCACGCAAGCCAACGACAATAGCGGCGATTACTGCTCCTATTGGAGTAGCGCACATAGCCCACAATGCCTTAGTAACCTTGCCAACAGAAGTGATGACGTTGCCCAAGGGTATAGGCAGACCATTGAGCGCAGTCTTCATGTTACTCAACGACTGTTGGAACTTCCCATGCCCGGTGGCAGCGTCTTCAACCTTCTGCTTGTAATCTGCCAGCTTGTTACCAACAGAAGAAAAGGTCTCTCCTAACCTATCAAGCCCAATCTTTTCCGAGAGGTTGGAGAAAGCCGTTGATACGCTTTGCCCTACTTCTTGGAGTTTGTTCTTTATTGGTTCAAGCTTTGTGCTAACAGAATTAGACAGAGATTCAAAAGCGGAGGATACTTTATCCTTGATAAGAGTCGCTTCATCTATTATATTACCGAAGAAGCTACCTCCCCTGTTCACACCTTGCGATAACTTCTCTTGTACACTTGCAACACCATCCATGGCTTGCGTGGCTGACTCAGCTTGTTGTTGAAGCGAAGCCAAATTTCCACGTGCAACTACTAACTCTTTGCTAAGACTGTCTATCTGCCCTTGGATAGCATTCACGGCTGCACTATTCCCTGCTGCCGCAGCACTCTGCAAATCGGCTTGAAGCGAGTTGATGGTTTGTTCGAGGCTTTGGACGACCTGTTGTTGGAGGGTAAAAGCCGTTTGGGCTGAAGCAGACGATTCCGTTACCGCTTGCCCATACTCTGTTATCTTTTGTTTGAGGAGGTCAATGCCCTGTGCCTTGTCAGCAGCATTAAGGCCGTCACCAGAAAGCCTTAAAGCGGCAGAAAGCTCATTGATTTCAGCAAGCAATGCCTGTGCCTTGTTTGAGTAATCCGAACTGTTTTGCGACAGGTCTGAAATGCTCTGTGAAAGACTCTGTACTGACGCATTCTGAGCGTTGAACTTATCATTCAATGCTTGTATGTCTTGTAACTTAGTCTTCCATGTTTCTATCTTGTCTATTATTTGCTGAAAGGCATCGGCTTCTTTGCTACTCCCTGCGCCCATCTGTTTGAGTTGCGCGACGGTTTCTGCTATGGCGAGCTTTGTCTTACTTACTTCAAGGTTATAGCCACGTAGCACAAGCGTATCTTCTTCATGGGCTTTTTGCACGGCTTTAAGCTCCGCACTCTCTTCACTCGTGGTCGCAGCGTATTCACCCTTAGCTTTTGCCACTTCTTTGTACGCACTCTTGGCAGCAGACAGTGCCAAAGCAGACTGTTGAACATAGGTCTTCTGCTCTTCCACCAAAGCCTTCTGTTCTGATAATGTTTGGTTCAGGCTTTGGAGTCTCTGCTTCAAGGCTTGAACAGAGTTTGCTCCAGTTTGCATAGACGCATCTAGCGCCGTGCTGCTGCTCGTCGCCCTGTCTGCCGTCTGTTGGATGGCATTCTGAATGTCCTTAAACCCCGAAACAACATTTGATGTCTCTACTATTGCGTCAAACTTGATGCTTGGCATTGTTCTATTCTTCCTTGAATTTTTAGTAACTTATAAAGAATCCTCGGCAAAACACCTTTTAAGATTGTCCTTTTTAACACATTGTCTCGCACGCACGTTTTTTATATGTCAACTCTGTAAACCAGCACTTCAACCACCATACAGGTTAGGCACATCGCGTGCGCGCGTGGGAGGGCGGTTAAAACTCAGCCTCGGACTCTCTCACAGCTTTCATTACGGCCTCTCTGTTGTTACCGTCTATCATTTCTTCGTCTGCCGACGGTAGATGTGCTCGCTTCCTCTCATCATCAGACAAGTAGATTGAGGTTATCTTGTCTTTAAGCATGAGCGTGAGGTTATTATATGAAATACCCCACACAACGTAGTCAAACGGCCATCCGTATCGTTCGCAAGCTGCATCTATCAAAGAACCCCAAATGGTCTTCCCTCCAAAGATGAATTGCCCTGACGTACTCTTCGCTGCGTTCACCTTCGACATTCTATCCGCTTCTTTGTCTATGCCAGTACCTTCTACTATTGTCTGATAGGAGTTGTTCTTAAGAATGCAAATGAGCAAGGTGGCTATGTCTTGGTTGGAGAACTTCGAAATTAGCTTTTGCTGAACATCAACAATACGGCCATTCAAAAGTTCTTCCTTTGTCTTTATGGTATGGTAGGCAATAAGTCTGCAAGATTCTTCACGCTTGGTATTGATGATACGTAGAGCTTCAACAAATGGGTCTTTCGCCAAGTTCTCCCTATTCACGTCCATGCTTTCAATGATCTGGGAGGTTAAGTACATCTTGCCCAATGTCATGGGGTATATGTCAAAATGGGAACTGCCAAACTCAAATCCGATGGGAATATCGGTAAGAACGTTTGCTATGATATTGCCTAAATCTTTCATACTACCTGTATTTAAGCACCCAAGGCAGGGCTCGAACCTGCGTCTCTCAACCACACATTTAAAGGTCTGTGGATTTTATAGCTGACGGACTTGCGACCTCGCTCTGACCAACTGAGCTACTTGGGTGAATGCCAATATGGATTTTTTACGAGCCAGTATATGTCTCCGTTATGTCCCCAGTCCCTTCTGTAGAGCCTTCTGGGTATTTGAATGTGAGAGCATACTTGCCACCAGACTGCTTTGTGGCTGTGATAATGCGCCAACGGTATGCGCAATAGACATCATCACCTTTGGCATCGGTCGTCTTGGCTACTGGATCTCCGTCTGGAATGAGAGCGGAGTGGGTGTAAGTAATCAGCGCACCGTCTGCCGTAGTGTATGCTTCCTCTGCTCCAACTGTGGTGTTTCCCATGTAGACACCAGGCAACTCTGAGTCTTCTGGCTGGATAGCCAAACGATAGTTGCCTTCTATCACGCCGTCAATCGTTTGGAATGGCTGTGCCACAGCCTTCTTATAGAAGAGCTGGTATGCTGCCTCGTAGGTGGACTTCTTTGTCTTCCTGTCAACAGTACCGCCACCTTCCTCGGTCTGTGTCATCGTGTCGCCCTTGGTGGGAGTTATCTGTGTTGAATCCTCCTTCGGAGTGTCAAGCTTATCCCACTCGTTCTTTTTCGTGCCAACCTTCTGGATGAAGATTGAGCATTTTCCCCATGATGTTACTGACATAATATTAGTCGTTAATAAGTTTATATTCTACTTGATTATTTATTATATGTTCTCCAGAATCCGTAGCATAAACCCTTTGCTCAATAGCATGGGCATTATACTCATCAGTATTGAACTTTTCCAATAGCTCCCAAGCCTTTCCGCATATCTCGTCAAGTCTAATGGTATTCTCCTCAAACTGACCTTCTACGTCTAAGTCTTGCGTATAAATATTCACATTCAGCACCGCCGTCTGTATCTGTGTACCCTCATTAGCCAATATTGAAATAACCACGTCCTCAGCATGAGAGTTGTGAGGTCTTTTCGTCTTTGACAAATTCCCATTGACAAAGTTCATAAAACCACTTTGCTTGATGTATCTATACACATCCGTCTTGATTGCTCCATCTGACTTCATAGCTTCCAATTATTGATTTCATCAATCGCTGCACCCATGGCGGTCTTGATTCGTTGCTCAACTACAGAAGTAGCCCAAATTTTCGTCGAAGCAAGCACGTCCTTGCTTTTAAGTGCTTCCACCTCACCAGCGTATTCCATACCTGCCACCACAACCAAGGCATAAACCTTAGAGTATTCCTTCGCCAAGTCATTAATCATCTTCTTTCCCTTCGCAGAGCCATCAGAACCACTTAATACTTGTGCGAAAGCAGATTCCATGAACCTAACACCTTGGTCATACACAGCGAAGCCTATGGAACTCCTAAGATTGCCAGTATGGTCTATCCAACTCTCATCAGCAGACCTATTGCGGACTCTCACGACAGATTCGTCGCCAAGCTTACTTAATGCCTTCAAGACGTTCTCTTGCAGCTTTTTGGCAGCCCTATCAAGAAAATCGGCAAGGGCCTTGGTGCTTGTAGTCATTCTTATGCCCATAGCTTGCACTGAAGTTGGTAACGATGAAACCCCTTAACCTTGATGGTCACTTCCTCACCATTTAAAAGAACTAACTTTATGAAGTCTCCATACTCGAACTTCTTAATGCCCACTGGTATGTTATACACTGTATAGGAGTAGTAATCTATGGAGCCATCCTGTATGACTATCTTATTTGCCTCACCAGCAGGAACGACATCGCAATTACAACAGAACTCCCACTTCGACCTGCCTGGGCGATAGTTACCGTCTTCGTCTACGAATCCGTCAACCTTGATTTGGCGATATAGCTTAGAAGCATGGAAACTCAATAAACTCATCAGCAGTTAATGTAAACCGTCGGCTGAGGAGTGAGAGTAACCTCTTCCTCTCCGATGGCATTATACAATCTATTCACCTGAACCAATATAGCCTTTCGCTGGTCTTCGGAAAGTGATCCAATGGATTTGTCAGACTCAGAGAAGCTAACAGCTTGGATAAGAGAAAGCAGACAATCGGCAAGAGCGCCTTTGAAAGAGTCACTCTTGGCAATAGTGCTATCGAATATTTCATCAATGCTTATTTCTCGCTTGATGCATGCATTCTCGATAAATCCATAAGGTATGGGAATATGGATTTCGTCCACTAAAGCTTTCCCGATTGTCTTCATATCTTATTCTGCTTTCGTTGCACTTTCTGTAAACTGCTTTTTCTTCGAAAGAGGAAGAGCATTATACGCATCGATCACGTCCTTGTCAGAGGCATCACTTGCAAGCGTAGAGCCAAGACCGTTCAACGTCTTGATGGCTTCTGGCTTCTTGTAAGCCTGGCCTGCAATCGTGACCTTTACATCAGTCGTGTCAGCAGCTTCTGCGTCCTTGTCCAACTCTGCCCTTGGGTCTGCCAATGTAGTATCTATCTGATAGATGGTATCAACATCCTCAATCACTGGCAAACAGTAGGCTTGTACCGCAGTCGTCTCCTTTAATGGGTCGGTGGTTGAGAACTGAGAGATAAGTTTGTAGTCTATCTGTTGATAGGTAACACCAGAAACACGGTTCGTTGCTTCCGCAACCTGACCATAGACGAGTGCACCTATCATCTCAGAGCATACACCGATAACCATGTTGTTATTCCATGGCTTTACGCTCTTCTTGTCTCCATCATGCTCCAAACGTACCGTCCTATTGATTATTTGGAAGGACACGCCTGTCTCATCGAGGAAAGCCTCTTGGAACGCACTTGCCGTTGGAATAGGGAGTTTTGTTTGAGAATCGTATGTTTGACCACGATAGTTGGCAACTAATTCTCTCGCGTCTTGTGCTTTCTTTAGAGCATCAAACTTAGATTTACTAATCCAGAACTTGATGATTGTGTTTCCATCGTTAGCCGCACGCCCAATGCAGTTTTTCAAGTCTGCCACCGTAAGTCCCTCGTCTTTGTCAGCTACACCGAGTATATTGTCGGCCAAGTATTGATACTTGATGCGAAGGAGCTCCTTGGGGTTGTCATCGTCTCTTACGGCCACATAGCCGTTTGACAATCCATAAAGAAGAGCATACTCGTTGCGCTCATCAATACCTACAGAACAAGCCACGGGGTCTTGTGCGAGCTTGCGACGTATCTCAGCGACTTGCCCACCCTGTGATTCCATCATCCTAAGCTGTAAGATTTCAGACTCTTTGAGTGATTTCTTCATACCCATCTTAGGCAACTTACCACTAGCCGTTGAAATTTTGTCACGTGACTTCAGAGGTACTGGAGAGTCAACTGCTACGTAGTCCGCCGCTACATACGACGTGTCTACAGTGTCAGCTTCCCACTTGTTGTCAGGTGAATAGACACGACGAAGGATTGACGTATCCTTGTGCAAATAGGTAAGCTCGTTTTTACGTTTACCGTTAATCTTCTCAATCAGCGTCTTTAAGATTGGGAAGAAGCTCAAAATGTATTTGAGAAACAAAGAACTCTGTTGCATATTCTACCTCCTTAGCCGATTACGTCATGCCCCCACTGAAGTGTAGGCACTGCTGTTTTCAAAGCCGCTTTAATTCCATCAACAGGATAAGGGACAGCTTTATCGTTAGCCTCTCCTGCCGTCATAACTCCTACATGAGGTGTGTCTTTCGGTGCCGTTGTCATGCAAATGCCAACATATTCGCAACCCTCTGGAAGCGTGCTATAAGCACTACCTGTAACAGGCATCGGCTTATACTCACCGCTCTTGGTATCACGAATAATAACGTGGCCGCATTGGATGAAATCACCATCAAAACCAGTCATGTCGAGAACGACACCTCCCATGATGCCATTCACGTAATTCCTAATGACAACAGACTCTTTGCCTGCATCAAAGGAATTTGTCTCGTTTACGCCATACATAAATTAAATAAAAATTAAGTGTTACATTGTTTCGGCTAGCGCATCGATTTCATCGGCTTTCAAGACGTCTGGTTTATCTTCATCTTTACGATTAGGCCCTGTTGGAGCACCAAGTTTACCCAAACCCTCATTCGCACGCTCTTGGTCGATAGCTGCCAAGTCTTCAACCACTCCGTCATAAAAGTCGTCAAACTCGGACTCATTCTCGAACTTCATCCTGTCGAAACTCTTCAGGACTGACTTCCCGAAAGTGCCTTTGTCTTTAAGAAGTGCCTTCAATTTTGAGCGACGTCCATCTGTCTCACGCTCCGACTTCAAACCAAGAATCTCGGTTTGCAAAGCCTTGTTTTGAGTGATAAGAGCCTGTGCCCATGCAGGAACTTTCTCTTCTAAGACTTTTTCTGATTTGTGATTGTCTTCCTTGATACCGGTGCCGTCAGGATTAGTATCCTTGTCGCCGTTATCATCATCACTATCCTTAAACTTTTGGATAGTACGTTGCGCTGTCTTCTGCGCAATTTTAAGGAAAGGAATAACCGCATCGACTTGCTTTTCTATCTCTGCGTTTACATCCTCATCCGAGGCATCTTCATCGAGCTCGAAGTTATTGGCAACATCGGCAGCAATACCCTCTAACTCCTCATTACTGAACCCCAACGCCTTTGATTTGAGTTTCAGAACATTGAATACTAACTTCGTTTTCTTTTTCATTATAATGAATATTTAGTTGAAAGTTGTCAAATAAATATCCCAGTACGAAGTTGTAGCAAGTATGCCACAAAGGTAAAAAGAAAGTACTTAATCACAAAACATTATATAATAAAAAACGCCTTGTGACTAAATACTTTATATGTAAGTATAAATATTACTCTGAGTAATGCAAACAATCGCTTCCCACACCTTTAAGATATATTGAATACCTTTTACACAACTCTGTGGCACTTTTAAGGTCATTCAATCTGTAGTTACCACATTCAACCTCCGTTGCGCCAGGGATATGCCTCGCTTTGGAACAAATGTAAAAAGCATCAGCTATTTCAGATTTGATAAGCTCGCTACTCCACCTTCCTTTGAGGATTAAATAGAAGCCTGTTAAACACCCCATAGGCCCGAAATACAAAACCGTATCACGTAATGGGCTATCGTTCCTAAGATAATCTGCCATCAAATGCTCGATTGTGTGGGCAATTGCAGGTGTCATCATGTCCTTGTTTGGCTTACATACACGAATATCGAAAGTCGTAATCTCTTCGTTACCCAACTTGTCTATTCGTGAGACGTAAAGACCTGGATTCAACTTTGTGTGATTTACTTGAAAACTTGGTATCATTTCCCACCTCCTTTTGTTAATTTAAGTTTCTTACAACGGTTGTAGATGGCATTCTCATCTACACCAATCTTGGTCGCAATGGCTTTTGCAGAATACTTGCCATACATCTGCCTAATGATAAAATCCTCATTGGCTGTGAACACGTGGTTATTTGTTATTCCCATCTCATGCATCTTGCGATGTATAGACCAATAGTTTCTGCCAAGTGCCTTGGCAATTTCTGAAGTTGACTTTACCAAAGCATTAACCTTGATAAACTCAATTTCTTCCTTGCTAAAATGTTTTCCTCTACTCATACTTCTTTTTTCATTAATCGTACATGTTATATTGACTTGTTAATTAAAGAAATCGCCTTTATAAGACGGTGGTCACCTGCTGTCCTTCCACTATCTTTCTTACCGTGATAGTAGCCAAGCCTAAAAGCCCAATATTGGGTCTTATAGACTTGCTTCATTATCTTCTTCGCTAATCTTGCTTTCATTTGCTTTTCTTGTTCTTATCGTATTTTCTTGTTAAACTTATGTGATGAAATTAAGAAATCATCAAAAAGGCAGTTTTGTGCTCGTCATGTGCAGGGCCTTGATAATGCGGTGGTCTATGACCAGCTTCGGCAACTTGTACGCGGGATGCGTCTTGTTGTACCATTCGAGCCATCGCCAGTGCCAATAGCGCATGGGGTGCTTGTTGACCATCTTCCCGACGCATACGTAAGGGCGTTGCGCCATGATTTTCTTAGCGAGACGGATTTTCATGCGTTTTTATTGTTTAAGTATCGCTTTACCGTGAGGCGTAGGCTTTTTGCCTCGTCTCGCAAGAGGTTGTTTTCTTCTTCGAGCTGTGCTATGAGGTGGAGGTATGACAATTCGCTAATCTTGTCCATCGTCGCCTCCTTCCTTAGTATTTATGTCAGCTAATTGTTTGCATATCCATAGGGCTGAAATCATTGCAGGGAAGATGGGCAGTGTTCCAGTGGTGCTCTCTTTGCCAACGTTTGCATATCCAAGTAAGGTATTATAGAGGATATACGTTAAAGTCAGATATGTAATGATGAATAGGATAGCTTCTGGTTTCATTCAGCACCTCCTTTCTTTGGTAATAAGTCGTCAATATAAAGCCACTTAAAAAGTTTAAATTCCCTACAATAATCAAGGACGTGTGTTGATGACTCTACCTCATATTCATGCTTATTAGTACCTATGTCTGAAACGGATTGAGTCAGGAGCAACTTACCTCTTGTAGGTTTCTCACTTGCATCATGCCACAAGTCCTTCAAGAACTCATTGATAGCCCACATAGCACCCTCTTTATAAGCAAACTCTATATCAACACAAGGGTCTTCGTCATACTTGACAAAATAACCGTTTTTGTTGATATAATCTCTTGCACTCTCGTCTATTTTCTTTTCATCAATCATTTTCTGTTTCTTTTTCAGATTCTTTTTCCTTGAGATTGTCCACCCACTTATCAATTGCCTTTATGCACTTGTCGGGGAGCTGCTTTGCTGTAGGATTCTCTTTGAGGTAATCTATTGTGTTACCTAACCCATACATCATGTATAGCTCACCCTTAGATGGGATGAACACTGAAAGAAGGAGTGAGGCAAAAATTATTGACATGCAACACGACAGGTATTTTTTACTCAGACTCCTTATTTCTTCTGTGCCAAAGTTATCAAAGTTGGCAAGATATACCATGAAGCTTATCACTGTGACTATAGATGATATTAGGACAATAGTGAGAAGGAAGTTTTTTAGCTCTCCTAATACTGTCAGCCAATATAGAGTGTTCATATCGCAGCCTCCTTCCCCTTGCGAGTGCCGATAAGTTTTGCCGTCTCTTCGTTGTAAGGGAGGCACTGACGCCAGTAGCCTCCTGAGCACACGAAATCGGGGCCATCCTTGAACGCGTAGAAGTCGATACGCCATTTGTCGTCGTCCCTCACGACGACCTTATCGAACGGCTTGAGCTCGCAGAGCGGCACAACCTTGAAGTAGAAATTGCCGTTTACGGTTATCATAGTCTCAAGCTTGTATTTCTCGCCGAAGACTTGGAAATCGCAAGTGTTATAAGTTGCCTTAGGGCCTAAGCCCTCTTCTTTTTCGGATGTAGGAAAGCTTCCCCCGATGAACTGCGTGCGGTCTTTGTTTTTCCATTTAAGGAACATGACGACGGAAAGACCGTCGTTGCTGATAAGGAAAGCTCCTGCCGCCCATAGGTCGATTTCTTGTTGTTGTTTGCTCATTTGTCGATTAATTTGAATGTGATGTTTTTTTTGTCCTTGCGCTGCGTTGACGCGCACTTGACGCGCTTGCAGCAATCAACGCGGAGGTCGTAGTCGAGGCCGTTGAAGAAGCAATCATCGCAACCGCCCTCGGAGACCTGCAAGGTGATGCGCGTGCCTAACAGTATGTCGTCGGATATTTCCATTTTCTTTTCTTTTTGTTATAAATAAATAGACTTTATAGATGTGATAGACCATAGGCCTTGGGCAGCTTTTTGATTATATCGCCACCGTAAGCGTCCTTGGTGAGCTGGACGAACTCTCGGACGGTGGTCTTGTCGCTAAGCGAGATGCCCCTGCTATTCGCGAACGACTCCCTGCCCATGCGGCAACTGCCCGTGAGCACATGATGGTAAACGAACAGGTCTTGATTGCTGTACTTCGTGTCGTAAGAGGGGAACTTTCGTTTGAACGCCCGTATTCTTTCTTCCTCAGTGCTGTCGTCGTAGAGCTTCTCTTGAAGGGACGAGAAAGCTTCACGCAATGTCTTCCCGTGAGCGAAGTGATTATTATCCCTGGCAATATAGCACGGCACCAACTTCGTGTTATGTTCAAGGATGAAGCCTTGCGCTACATTGCCATGGATGGAGGTTATAATGGTTCTCGTGTTGTCAATCTCATACACCGCGTGCCCATTGATTTCTTTCACGCCGCCATAGCCATTGCCATAGCCATTGCCACAGCCATCGCCACTACCATTGCCACTACCATAGCCATAGCCATAGCTATAGCCACGGCCATAGCCATAGCCATTGCCACAGCCATAGCCACAGCCATCGCCATTGCCACAGCCATCGGAAACTTCATAGTCAGTATCTTGACGGTCATCGTAGTCTTCGTTGTAGCCATCCACCGACAGAAAAGAATTAACTTGTTTTATCGTTAATACTTCCATACCTCGATTTTTTCAAGATTGTCAATAGCCTTGCCCGTGCAAGGAATTATCTGACAACAGCGGTTAAGCACCATGGAAGCCACCACGGGGCTGACATGGCCGTCTTTGATGCCATCGTTGGCGATTTGAGAAAGACAAGAAGCGCCACTCCACATCCAGATGTTGCGCACGTTCTCCACGCGCACGATGTCGTTATTGACCTCTGTGACGGTCCCGAAATACACACCCGCGTCATAGCTTCGCACGATGCACTTCTTGTTAAGAATGTCTTGATACATGATTGTTGTTGTTTTGTGAGTTGATTATGTTGATTGTAATTTTTTAGGCTCAATGGGCATTGGGGGCACATTGGGCGGTATGGTTATATCTCGTTAAGCTCGGAGTCGGTGAGCTCGCGGATGGCTTTCTTGGCGCAACCCTTGGTGCGGAAGATGTCGTCGGCAAAGTCGTTGACGGTGGCGACACGGCTGTTGACGAGCGTCTTGCCACGGACGAGACGTTCGGCCCACTGGTTGAATGACATCTTTATGTTCTGGAATTCATCGTCGGTGAACTCCACACGCGCGAGCTCTGGGAAGAAGTCCTTGTGCGCGCTGCCCCAAAGTTTTTCCACTGCTGTGAGGTCGAAAGCGCGGAAGAGGCTTTGCCATTCGCTTAGCCGGCCTCCCCATTGCCTCGCCACGGCCTTAGTAGCGTCGGCGTGGCACTCGGTGGCCACGTTGAGCGACATGTAGGCTCCCATGCTCCACGCTGCGGCCTCGGCGTTTCGGATGCCGTTCTTCTCGTAGGCAAGGCGGAGCTTGTTGACAAGGCAGGTAAGAAACTGCTTATTTTCTTGATACGCCTTGAATCCGAAGGATGCCCAGAAGTCGTAGTACTGTTCATCAGTCATGTCCTTAGCGTAGAAGCTACGTGTCTCCTCTGTCATGTCGGCGACGTGGAAGAAGCGGTTCTCGGAGGCGTAAATGAGGTCGCGCTGGTAGTTTTTGAGTGCCTTGAACGCTCGTTTGTAGCCATAGCCAGCGGTATCGCCTCCCTTTACCTGCTGACGGAAGCGAGGCAGGGGTTTTAGATGTTCGTAAGCATCGAGGCACGCCGCCCACGCCGCGTTGTTGGCGCAACCGTCGACGAGCTTGACAAGAGAGGAAGCTTGCACGACGGCTTGCAGCCACTTGTCGTATTCGTCCTCGGTGTGTTGAGAGACTGTCAGCCGGATGTGAGAGGTGGGTCTTGTGTTGATGCTTTGCTGTTTCATAGTGTTTTGCGTATTGTTGGAAGTTGTTACTTTACGCTTTTACCAAGCTTATCTTCATTACCTTCAAAAGGAATGAGCTCATTATCATTAGCCACATATCCACTAACAAGAAAATGTTTGCCGGTAGGTTCATCATAATGGCTATAGACGTCGGCAGCCCATATTTCATAGCCATATTCATGGTCGAATGCGCACAGTACTCTTTGGAATGGCTCAAAGCTCTTATGTCCCTCAAAAACCTTGAAAGTAGACCAGTCTCTGTTCTCCTTGGAAGGGAACAAAACACACTCTCCATTTTTGAAGAGAATACTGTAGTATTTACCAAGATTAGTAAATTTTATATTATTTCCATCACTTGCTTCGCACAAAATTGGGTCAGAACAATTTTCTTCTACTGCTACCAGCTGACACTCTCCACATATAGGAGACCACAGTTTTGTTCCCTTAGGAGCATCTTTTAGTATCTCTACAAGATTCAAATTCTTATTCATATAACTTGTCAATTACACTTGATAATCTATGTTATGTTCCTTGGCAAAGCTGTTAATCTGTTCTTTGACCATCTCCATGACCACGTGACAGTTGGGATGGGCTTTGCCGGTCTTATCATAGAGTCTGAGGTCCAAGATGTGCTGCCATTCTTTAATGCTATAAGTATAGATAACCTTAGTGGCAGTGTCTAAAGGAAGAACACCTCTTGCGTCCTCGGGTTTTATGCCTCTGAGAAGAAGATTCCTGTAGGTTTTCTCTGCTTCACATGCCAGTTTATAGTACCGGGCATTGGTGACAATATTTTCTTCTGGGCTTTTTATCCACCAAGGCCTGCATATCGCCAAGCCACCCCTTGAAGAGCAAAAGCGCGTGCTACGCTCTGCGATGTTGTTAGGCGACACTCTATTGAGCTCTCTTGATGTACTTATCTGAGTGGTGATACAGAACGTAAGTCTGTAAAGTTCAAAAAGTCTTGGATGCTTTGCACAGTCCTCTAAAATTTGCTTATTGTCAATGACCGTAACTGGTTCTTTTCCAACTCCACTTTGAGTAAACTCTTGAAGATTTGTAGAAGCATATTCCTCGTTAAAGTTCCAATAAGAGGAGTTAGCAATGCGCATTGCAAGAAGTTGGGGAATATCCTCTATATGGCCAAGATACATGCTTGCATGTCTAAGCATTGACAGGTGTCCTCTTTTAACAAGACCTTCCACCAGCTTCTTATCAGCTTCCTGATTAGGTTCTTTGTATTCACGACCATAACAGACACGTGCGCATCTTGCTATGTGGGACTCTTGGGTGATGTCTAACTCACTCAGAAGCTCTACTTGTGGTTCTATAAGTTCCATGTTTTCTTTACCTTAGTATTTCTTACCGTTCAACATCGGACGTTGCTCGTTATACTGCATCTTTTTCGCCACGAACCACCACAAATCCTTGTCGCTGCCTGTGAACATCCCGAAGTAGTCGGAAAAGATACAGAGGAGACCATTGATACCCGAATCAATACAATTAACATCAAGATTATCACTAAGCCCCCCCATAAGCTGAAAAAGAACACCAGACAACCCGCATTTTTTTAATTCCCGTAAAAAAAGATGTTTACTTTGCTGATAACATGAGATAAGGCTCAATTCATACCCTTTCAACCCTGCAAAGTCCAGTAGCCGGATGACAATATCCGCGATTTCATCTTCAACACCGTCTTTTATATGTTTCTTGAAGTTATTAGCAAATGGAAGTCCATTCGCCTCGTCCTCCTCGAAAGCCTTGGTGTCGGCGTGCAGTCCTTTTCTGTCTGCGTTGATAGCCTCTCCTGCCTCGCTCATTACGAGTCCGAGATAGAAAACGTCGGGTTTGACGTCCTCATGGAAGCCGTGCTCAACGGCCGTCTGGTACGCCTGTTCTTTCAGCGCGTTCAATTTTTCTGTGTTCATAAATTTCTGCTTGACCGTTTTGCAGTAGGGCTTTGTGATTTCTTTACTTTAATGTTCCTTACGTTCCCGATGGGGCTTGTGTGCTCAAAAGCGTCGTTGGTCCAGTTTGACCGCTTTTCCGGGTCTTCCTCCAGCCATAAAGCATGCTCCATGACCTTTTGCATATCGAAGAGGATGTCAGCGGTCTCGTCGTAATAGATTCCGTGATTCTCTCCATATTCCACGCCCCAGCACAGTTTGCGAAGCGTTTGTATCGCCTGCGTGACAAGAAACCGCATAAGATTCCACTCGCCGCTGCCTATCTTCCCAGCTTTATTGTTCTTATGAAGCTTCTCAAATGCCGCCTCGCAGCACTCCTGGAGCGAGAAGTCGAGCTGACCGATAATTAGGCGGTCTGTCACCCTGCAAGCGTAGGCAAGGAGCTTGAGCTGACGCTCGGTGAGAGTGATGGTGAATTGCTTTTCGTTACTCTTTCCCATAGTCGAATTAAGTTAAACCCCGAATTCATATTCCTCCATGCTCGGGTATTTCTTTCTGCGCTTCTTCTTGGGCTTGTCATGCACACTCCATTTACGTTGCGATAGGAAACAGGGGCACCCGTCCCAAGAGATTTGCTCTAAAGCTATCCCGTAGTACACACTCTTTTGACAATGGCACTCACTATTGTAGGCATCGACGCAAGAGTCGCACTTAGGCTGATAATCATTCATAGCTCGTTATTCTCGCTTCTCAATGTATATTTATACCACAACTCTCACAGAACATCCATGAACACTGATTCTGCTTGTGCCCATAATGTCGTAGCAATTTCTCCGTGTCATCAATGTCTGGTATGTCACTGTAAACATTTACGCTACTGTCGCTGTAATCAAGAACTACTAATTTTTCTTTCATATCTCTTGCTTGTTAAGTTAATAACCGAAATAAAACCTGTGAGCTTCTGACAAGGTATCAAATACTTTATCAAAACCATTAGGAGTGTGAATTACGTAAACTCCGCTAAAACAACTAATCACTTTGTAACCCTTGTTCTCAAAATGTTTACGAATCCTGTCCTTTGTCATACTACTTCTATTTTGAGGTTCTTAATAGGATTATGACCTCTCCTGACAGCCTCATCATAGACGTCTTCAAAAGAGGCCCTTTTCTTAGTGACATAATAGAACTCAACTTTCTCTAAAGTTCCTTTCTCGTCCATACCGTGAAAAGTTTCTTTGTAAAATGTTACATGGTACATAATAGTCTTCGTTTAGTTGGCTTTAGAAATCATACACATCACTCACCTCGTCAAGTTCAACGGCCTTGAAGGAAATGCTCTCAATCTCCGAGGAGGCCATGCCCTTTTTAATCATGCGCGCCTTGAACTTCTCCACGTTGCTCGTCCCCATTACAAGGATGTTGCCGAAGTTGTAGGCAAACGTAATGTCATACTCAACAAGTACCATCACCATTGATTTAGGTGCGTTCTCAATTCTAATTGCCTTCATAATCTTTAATGTTTTAATTGGTTCAACTTGTAAGATAGCGACCTGGTAAACCAAAAGTACTACCTTTTATCTATATGCAAAGGTACGACTTTTATTTGATATATGCAAATATACCGATGATTATTTTAGTTAAAAATATCAAATATAATACCAATATGCAGATATATATTCATACCTTTGTCATATCCAATTTATTGAAATATGATAGACCTCAAAGAACTTTTCGAAAAAAAAGACGTTGGTGATATTATCAGTCAACTAAAACAACGCGCATTGGACATTCCAAATTGGAGCGCACTTTTAAGAGAATACGAACCAAAACTTCATGAGATTGTTGACGACAAGGTAGGTCGTCCCGACAAGTTTCTTGATGACGGAACGGTTGAAAAAGCTGCTCGCATACCTATTGGCTTGGAGAAACTTTTAACGAGAAGAATCTCTGAATTCACGCTTGCGATTCCTGTAAAACGAGTTTATACTTACGACACAAAGGATGTGGAGCTAAAAGCTATCGTTAAAGCCATTGAAAAAATTTACGCCAATGCTCACATTGACACAGAAAACATGCACCGCGCAAAGTGCTATTACGCTTCGTGCCAGATGTTCACGCTTTGGTACACTCAGAAGAAGCCTAACAATTTGTATGGGTTTCAGAGCCAATACAAATTGAAGTGCAAAACATTCTCGCCAATGGATGGTGTTGATATATATCCATACTTTGATGAGTATGGAGACCTGCTTGCGCTTTCGTTCGAATACACGCGCAAGATTGCTGACGAAGATTTTACCTTCTTTGAGACTTACACTGCCAACCATCACTACAAATGGAATCTTTCCTCTAACAACCAAGATGCAGGTTGGCAAGCAAATAACGACAATGAAATTAACATAGAAAAAATTCCAGCTGTCTTTTGGTATCGTCACGAACCGTGTTGGGAAGGCTTAAAACCTATACGAGAAAACCTTGAATACACCATCTCGAGAAACAGCGACGTTGTAGCGTACAATTCCGCCCCAGTTTTGAAGGTCGCTGGCTCTATCATCGGACAGGAGAAGAAAGGGGCTACTCAACGTGTTTACCGTGTGTCTGATGGTGGGGATGTTAGCTATGTATCTTGGCAACAAGCTATCGAAGCGTTAAAATATCATGTGGACACTTTGATAAAACTCTATTTCATGCAATCTCAAATGCCTGACATAAGCTTCGAAAACATGAAGTCTTTGGGCAATATTGGATATGACTCTCGAAAGACCTTACTTATGGATGCTCACTTGAAAATTGGTGAAGAGGCAGGAGCGTGGATTGAGGGATTCGAGAGAGAGACAAATGTCATCAAGGCTTTCCTATCCAAAATGAACACGAAATGGGCAAACAGAATGGAAGAGATTTCCATTGAGCACGTAATTACTCCATTTATCCAAGAAGACGTGACCACAAAAATTGACACATGGCAAAAAGCAAATGGAGGCAAGCCTATCGTAAGCCAAAAGGAATCTATAAGACGTGCTGGCATATCAGATGATCCAGATGCAACGTATCAAGAGATACAAGATGAAGATGATGCCGAAGCCAACAGAACAGCTGCCACAATGCCTAATTTATTCTCAGAGGAGTAACTATGAGAAGAAAGAAGGAAGATAAAACGCAGCACTTCTGTAGGGAGTGCGCTCACGCTACTGATTTCCATAGCTTGAGCTTAAAGGGTGAACCAATCCTTTGTAAGTGTCCTTACTCGAAATATAGCAAGCTGCTGAATTGGGATTGTTGCAAACATTTCAAACCAAGAAATGCATGACAAACGCCAAACTGCCTAATCAGAAAAAGGCATACAAAGACCTTAGTAAGCGACTGAACACATATACAAGAAAGGTGTTGGCTATATATGAAGTACTTTCTAAGGAGTCTGCAAAAATCGCCACCTCCACCGATTATGATGGTGATGGCGAGTTCTCTTTCGCCGATTACCCTAAGACTTCTAAAAAAGTCGATGCCATGCTTGACTACTATTATAACAACATGCGAGCTTTGGTATACAGTGGAATCTCTAACGAATGGAAGAACAGCGACACACTACAAGACCTGCTGGCTAAAAGAGTTATCAAAACTTTCACACGCAAGATAGGGAACGCAAAGAAAAAAGCTTACTACGAACATAACAATGCAGCGAAAAAGGCTTTCATAGAACGAAAGGTGAAAGGACTTAACCTATCACAGCGCATATGGAACCAAAGGGATGACATTAAGGAAGCCTTAGAGAAATGTCTATCCACTGGTATCGAAAAGGGAATGAGTGCCGTCAAGCTAAGCAAAAAGGTAAGTAAATACCTCAATGACTACCCATCTCTCGCAAAAGACTATAAGAAGAAATTCGGCAAGGCAGTAGCCATCCAGAATTGTGAATATAGAAGTGCTCGTCTTGCTCGTAACGAGATTAATATGGCTTACCGTTCCGCAGAGCAAGAAAGATGGGCTAAGATGGACTATATCAAGGGCAAGGAGATAAAAACCACAAACAACACCACACACAAATCTGATATGTGTGACTTTCTCGCTGGTATCTACCCAAAGGGCTTCTGTTGGACTGGCTGGCACGTGAATTGTATGTGCTATGCCATTCCTGTAATTATAAGCGAGGAAGATTACTGGAGTGGCAAACAGTCAAGCGTTACAATACCCCAAAACTTCACTGATTGGATTAAAGACAATGAAGACAAAGTTCAAAAGTCTTCGTATCTTACCCAATATGTTAATTTCTTAGAGAGCAAGCCAAAGGAAGTGAGAATTGCATCCGGAAATACTCCAGAGGCAAGGGTAAAATTGCGTAAATTCATAAACGAAACCATACAAAAGAAATTCAAAGAAGTAGAACTCCCAGATGGTCAGACTGCGAAAAGACTTTACCTCAAAAACGCAGGAGAAGAATTTGTGGTGGGAAAAAACTTCTTCTCGGAGACAATGGCTAAAAACATCAGAAATAAAAAACTTAGCGAAACTTTACAGGTTGCTGCCAATGTAAACGACTGGTTCCCTAATGCAAAATTTGAAAGAATTGAAAACGGCAAACATCACAAATTCCAGTTCAAGGTATTTCATGCAACATTCCAAGGGAAACAAATAGAATGCAAGGCAAAACTCACAAGTGAGAACATACTATACACCATGAGGCTGCTAAGTTAAAAAGGGATTGAGAACCCTCCCGAAGTCTGCATCCGAAGATCGACGTGTGAGAGGTCTACCCAATCCCTGTATCTTTTCCTTCACCGCTGCAAAGGTAGTATTAATTTTCTGAATTTTCTAATCTTCGTTTAAGAATTTTCTTGGTTCAAAGCCTTCATTGGTGTACGATGGTCTTGTAAGCCTCGAAAGCCAGAGTGCTTACGTGCTCGTTGATAGTCGTTGAGATTGTCATAATGTCACCCATGAGAAGCGTTGCCTCTCCCTTACCAACCTCAGCTATGAGACTCATAAGACAAGCTATCTCATCCTTCAATGTCTCAGCCTTCTTTGTTAGTGGAGAGACTGGGACTGTCTTGATCTCAACCGTCGGTGTTGCCTTCTCGTCTTTCTTAGACTCTGCCTGAGAAGCGATGTCCTTCTCAATCACCTTCGGCACATTTGGCTTTGGGAGATTGCAGATAACGTTCTTCTCCTTCAATGCTAGCAGCCATCGTCTGCCTCGCTCCGTCCAAAGAGGTCTTCTTGTGTACTTGCCCTTGATGAGATGGGTAGTAACCTCGGTGAGCTGGTAAGTGGAGTATGGGCTTGTAAGCATCCACTCGTAACCTTGGCAGAAAGCCACTCCAATCTCCTTCAACTCGTTGTACAACTTCTGTGCGCTGCTCATGCCGAGCTCCTTTGCCATCTGGGTAGTTGAGTAAACACCCTTGGTCATGTCGCACTTCTTGACATTCTTTAGGCACTCGTCTATTCTCGACTGAATGTCTGCGAGAACGTCCTTCTGTCCTGTTAACCACTCGTGGTCTTTCTTAACATCGACCAACATCTGCTTTGCGAACTCTTTCAAGTCCATTTGATTCTGTGTTGCCATAAGTTTATCAGTTTAGCAACCTTCAAGCTCATTTCAATAGAGAAGGGCAGCCGCTCGTTACACCCTGGATAAACCCCTTAGGAGACCAGCGTCCCAGTCTTTGTTCCCTTGGCAGGTAGTAACTTGCAGTTGCCCTTGTTATTCAGATGGCTCTTAGACAAATTAACTACCTTTGTTTTTATCTATATGCAAAGGTACGAAAAAATTAGCAAGAGTACAAATATTTTTAGCAAAAATACAAATTTAATTTGCTGATAATCAGTCAATTAGGGCATTTTGCTTCAAATAAGACACAAAACCATCCAAAATGTTAGCCGTGCGTTTCTTGATGTCTTCCTCTGTGAAATCATTATGCGTCAGTGTTAAAGTCCGAAGCTCCTGTATCATAGTCCCACTCCTTTCTCCTGTGGATTTAAAGTCTCCGTTATAATACTTTGCCTTATCTACGAATCTGTAATCAGAGGCTCGAATGTTTACCCTTCGCTCCAATATAGATTTGTTACCCAGCATTTCAAGGCTCTCCTCACTTGACAAGCCTCCCTCTTTCACAAATCTATTGCGTGGGAAAATGTGTTCAATATCATAAGCCGCATCAAGAGGCAATAGCTCTTGATTTTCAAACGAGAATGCCCACCACACAATAATCGACTTTGTGATTGCACGGGTATTTGTGAAGCTAAAGTTATTGAACTGTGAGCGGAACAAATCCTCAGAGAAAAGATAGTTCTCAAACGTTACCTTCTTATTTTCCACGATTTTTACCATCTCGTTGAAAATTGGCGCACGAAGAGCCGTTATCCCAGGATTGCTGATAGCATAGCCCCAAATGAAGCCTATCAGACGATTTAGCAAGACATAGAACTTGTCATCATCAAGCCGGTTTTCTTCGTCTTTATTGTGCATAAAATACACAGAGACTATATAAGTCCACAAGCTGTTTGGCGCATAATTCAATACGAATAGCCTTTTTAGAACTTTCACGGAGAAGCGATGCTCGTTCTGCGAATATACATCCTTCCAAAAGTTTGCGAGCAACACCAGATTCTCCAAAGTGCCCTCCTTTCTCAATAGGGCATATCCATCCTTTTCGTAGAATTTGCGAAGGCCCTCTGTCATCGAATTTCGATTGCCTAACAAGGCCCTTTCATAGTACATATATCGTGTAAATAACTCGTCTAATGGCGTACCACGATAAGGATGGAATATCTGCATGACAAGTTCGTCAAGTTCTTTCCATGTAGAAATGAACTCGTCTTTCTTGCCAATAGTCGTATAGAACTTGTAGAGTTGAGCCTTGAATATATCAGCATCTGATAATGGCTTTCCCCTATCATTGAGCGTAGAGAATATCCTTAAAGCTGTATCTTGCGACTCTGCTTCAATAGGAAGCAGAACACAGTTATTCAAGATTCGTGCAGGGAAGAATGCAAAGAATGCTGGGTAATCCGAGATAAACTTCTCTATTCTGCCTTGGAAGTAGCGAAAATTAACCGCATAACGGCTCTTACCTTCCGAGGTTCCATTTCTCAGAATATCCATAAACTCCTCTTTGTCATTATCCGTAGCGACCTCCGAATTGATTTTCAAATCGTTCGGGTCGTACTCTCCAAACTCATTCGCTCTCCAAATGCACTTTTCTATATCCTCGCGCATCTTAACAGAACGATTATCTTGCATATGCTCCAAACGATTATAAAAGGCGCGTAACAGAAGCAACAAAGTGGTAAGACGCTGCTGTCCATCGATGATTTCCAATTTGCCAGCATCATTACGGAAAGTAACTATCGGACCGAGGAAGTAACTCTCTGAAGAATCAAAGCTATCACTATTGTTGTTTGGGAAAGAGAATGAAAACAAGTCCTCCCATAAGACCTTGCATTCGTCTTCTCCCCAGGCGTATGGACGCTGATAGTCCGGTATCAGAAACGTAGCTTTCTTATCTTGGAAAAGATACTTTACGTTTTTCTGGTCTACTATTAATTTAGATGACATCTCTTTTTAGAACAATTGGTTTCTAATCCTACTCTACATCAAACACACCTTCTTTACCAAGATAGTGAACAGCAGCTTTTACTATGTAAGCAAAACCTTGAAGAACATACGACGAAACCAAAGCAAGAATTGAATAGACAACAAAGCTGAAAGCTTGAAGTCCACTCATATCACATGAACTATAATAATCTCTGGTTATTACATATAGCCATACAAACACAGAAACTATTAAAGCTCCAAATGAAAGAACCGTTAGAATCTCAGCGATGTCCCCCAGATACTTTCCTATCTTAGGAACGAACTTACTTTTTCCCATATGATACGCCCGTCATGCCGATAGCTAAGCTTTAGTTAATAATCCGTCTACTGAATTAAAAAACGCATCAAATGGTACTTTATTGTATTTCTAATCAAAAATTTTATTCATAATCCCTTATGTTCAATAAAACAGGGAATCTTGGCACTCCTGCGTCCGAATAGCCTTGGTGCTGTACGGTAGCCATCTTACCAATCAACTCCTCTCTGTCGGCAAGATATTGTGCTCTAAGCGACTTTGAACCTGTTGGTCGAGAACAAAACTCATAACCATTGACCTTCAACTTGAAGATTGCGGTGCCAGCATCAAGCCCTCCAGCCTCCAATACATCGACCACCTCAAACTCCGTCGTGTCAAACGTTTTCAGCTTCATCAAGTCGTTGCTACTTCCTTCCGTGTAGACACCATCACTATTGCGAATGATAGCCCCCTCGTAACCCATCGCTACAAACACCTTATGCCAACGCTCAATGTCCTTTTCTGAATGAGCGATAAAAGTTGGAGTTAGATAGACTGGATTATCTTTTGGAATATCATTGAACACATCCTGCAAAACCTTCCATCTGGATGAGAAACTACCAGAAATCTGAGTATCATATATCACCATTCTCAATTTATTGGTCAATTCAGAACGGCATTTGACCGCAGAACAAATCTGCTGGAAGGTCAGTTCCTTGTGGTTATAGATTTCACCGTCAAGTGGAAGAGCGTCCCTATATTTCTCTCCCCAAGCCTTAATCTGAGGAACATCATATTCCTTGCCACCTCTCGATGTGAGGTGAACCCCGCCGTCTTCTCCCTCATTAAGGATGCAACGAACTCCGTCGTACTTAGGCTGAACGAAGCAAGGAAACTTCGTCTGTGACGGATAATATCTTGTTGCTAACATTGGTTTCATACGCTACTTAACATCTGATGTTATTTTAATTCTCAATGGAGTACCATTCACTCTGTGCGTGATGAAAGACTCCAAGTCCGTAAAGAAGCTACTATAACACTCTACACTGGAGCTTTCTACTTCAATGGTGATAATCTTTTTCATAGCCATTTCCCGTATCTTCTATGAATCTCATCATAAATGTAGGCTCCACTCGTATGCAAAGCACTGAACATTAAGATGATGTCGTTATCTACCTTAATCTGATTTGTCCTGACTACCTTGTCATTCTTGACGTGGTCGCAATAGACCGTGTTGCAGGAGTGATATAGGCGCATTGTGCGCCCATATCTGTCCGTTCCTATATTCTCTTTGTACATATCTAATCCTCCAAATCTAAATCAAAAGCAGCCTCAATAACTTCTTTGATGTCATCTGTGTAACCACAAATTCCATTGCACTCCAGCCAATGATCCAGCAACTCTGTGTTAGTCATTTCAGCTACTTTATTCTCACTAAGCTCTGCCTCTTCTACGAGGTACTTCATCAAATCATTCTTATCCATATTACTTGATTTTATTAATGTCACAAACTAATACATTACCTACTATTACGTCTCTGATGCCTGCGATGTTCACAAGCATAGTGGCGTTCTCGTTCTGAGGAAGGTCGTAAACCTTGCCTTCCTCATTAACTACCATAACCTGCGACTTGCTGAGTCGGACCAGCTCGATGTGTCCACCAACAAATCCTCTCAACTCCTCTAATGAGAAATCTGTTCCGTTGGATGGCTCCACATTCTTCTTGGAGCCATCCGTGAATATTACTGTTGAAAACATAGGCTAATCATTTTCTTAGCATTGTTAATAGAATAAGTCCATGTCTTACCGTCGATATAGACGTATCTCTGACCAAACATATCCTCAAAAACCTGGATAATGTGCTTCTTGTATTTGAGAAGCTTTGTTTCAAAAAGACCACTCATAACTAAACCTCCTTTATTGAAATGTTCTTACTAGGGTTGTGACCTCTGCTTACTGCAATATCGTAAGCATCTGTCATATTCTCGTAATCACTCTTATTCACGTCCTTCTTATGCTCAAACTCAACCTTTTCTAAGGTCTTGTCATTCATGCCGTGAAACACTTCCTTGTAGAATGTAACTAACAAAGTACCCATAATCTTTATTTTAATTGGTTCAACGATTGCTTGCTATTTAAGCGATTTCGAATTTCTGTGTAGGATTGTTCTTCTGCAAGCGAGCAAGAACATCGTCCTGTGACTTCTCATTTCCTAAAGCCATATACTCTGTAGGTTTTGCGCATCTCTCGCCATTCTTCTTAAATGAATAGATGAGAGCAAACTTAGAAATGTAAACTCTTCCATGCTTTTCATTCTCTTTCTCAAGTAACTGTTTCATATCTTAAACTTAGTTTAAATGTTACGCAACATGTATTTACACAAAGCAATCATCTGTGCATTTCTCTTCAATCTCTTAGCGTATCTCTTGCTAGGAACCTCAATTTCCACAAGGCGATAATCTTTGTTCGTAATTGAAGACTTGATGTAAACGTAATAAGTAGTCTTCTCATCTCCCTTGTATCGTAAAGCCTTGAAAAGAAGCTCATCAAAGTCGTTTATCTGAACCGTTACCATTGATTCCAAGTAAGGAGTTACTCCGTCTGGTACAAGGTTCTCACCGAAGTCTGTGTTAAGAAACACTTTGGCTGTCTCCTCGTCTGCCGCAATTCCCTCAACTATCTGTTTAATTTCACCATATCTATAGTTAACGAGGATTTCCTTCTTCAACTCTTCTACTGTATCAATAACGAATTTGCTGTAATGTTTCATAATCTTTAAAATTTTAATTGGTTCAACTTGTAAGATAGCGACCTGGTAAACCAAAAGTACTACCTTTTATCTATATGCAAAGGTACGACTTTTATTTGATATATGCAAATATACCGATGATTATTTTAGTTAAAAATACCAAATATAAACCTTTGTATATAAGGCAGTTACAAAAGTCCACCCCGGAAGAGTTCGGAGTTTGTTGCATTATGGAGCCATTCCTCGCATTTCTCAACAATGCCAGTGGCTGCATCTGGAGCATCATCATGTGCATTGTAACCTTCTTTACGATAATATTTCATGTCATGAGCAAACTCTGGCCATAGTTGCTCCCAATTCGAAGGAAATATTAATTTGTTATTAACCTCGTTCGACCGAGTGAAAATACGAATTTGCTTGTTTTTAGACTGAGTAAAGGTAACGAATTGGGTTATGCCATTCCCATACTCACGTGTTAACCTCTCCACGTTACGAGCATAAGAACGCCCTCCATTATTGCTCTCGACGAAGCAGATGTCAGTTTTGTTGCGTTTAAGCATATTAGCTTGCGCTGGTTCTGTGTATTCCATCGGACGCTTAGTGTACAGAACATCGGTAACATAATAGCCGTCATCATGGGCATCAAAACAGATAGAACACAAAAAATCGATTCCTGTGTCCGCTGAGTCTGTGTAATTGCCAATCATGCGCGCCTTACGGCGATCTGGCAAAATATCGTAGGTTCTGAAAGCATGGTACATGAGACCTTCCATAGGAGTTGGATTCTGCATATACTGTGTCTCAAACACGAACTCGCTGGCATGTTTGATTTTGTACAGCTCATCCAGCGTATGCTTCCACGGCCACAAGGCGTGTTCCGTTCCGTCCTCGTCTCTTTGAATAACAGGCAACGAAACAACCTCCCAATCGTTTGGCTCTATCTCTTGTAGGTAGCCGCACAAATCATGTTCATGCAACCGCTGCATAATTATCACGATAGGAGTATGACGCGAATTGACACGGTTACGGATAGTAGTCTCGAACCTCCTATTAATGGCTTCACGAACGTTATCAGACAGGGCATCGTCTGGTCTTAATGGGTCGTCAATAACGATTGCACCAGAGAAATGAGCAGGATTGAAAGTTGACATGAACTTATCCATGTTCTTGATTTCAGCCTCAGTCCAATCTGGTTGGCCTGCGCCGAAACCAGTAATCTGACCAAGTGTAGAAGTCGCATACTCCCCACCTCCAGCCGTAGTGCTCCATTTAGCACGAGTGTTGTCGTTCCTTCTTATCTGAACATCTGGAAATAATGTCTGAAAATAGGGAGACGTGATAGTATCTTTCACGCAAACAGAATTATCCTGCACCAAGCTACCGGAATAAGAAATATGTAAGAATTTAGATGCAGGGTTTAAGGCAAGCCCATAAGCTATGAACATCTGGGAACAAAGAACAGTCTTCCCATAGCGAGGGGCGATGTTTATAATAAGTTTATTTGTTTTGCCCTTAATGACATCCATTAAGGCATTGCATATTATCTTATGATGTTCGCCTACTACATACTCGCGGCGAGTCGTGTAAGCGAACATCTTAGTTGTGAATTGCAGAAGTGACGATGCCACTAACTGCTTATGGAGAAAACGTTGTTTCTCAAAGTCCATTTAACTTCTGTAATTCTTTAATATCGTCTAAGGACAGTTTGGGGAATTGGAAATCTTCACCGTCTTTCCCTGTGACTTCCTGAATATGCTTATCTGCCAATCCATTAAGGCGAGCAACTATACTTCCATCGAACTGATGTATCAATGCTCCATCTAACTGTTGAGAACATACGACATTCTCGATTTGGTTAATGACCTGTTCAAATCCAGACCTCTTTATATTACCACGTTTGAAGTCTGACCATTTCTGAACAATTCCGCAAAAGGCACAGAATCCATATAAAGTGTAAGCCCTTGGGAGTACTCGCACTTCTTGTCGCATGGAGTTGCTTGGCTTGCCAGACCCACTTCCTGCAATTGAGTTACTACCTGTTTTTTGTTGCCACGGATTGCTCTCAACATCATCACAGTAAGCAACGAATCTATCCCACAATTCTTGAGCTGACTTTATTTTGTATGGCCTACCTACTGGATTTGGTATTCTATGCACGAAGGACTTCGGAGCCTCCGTCTGTGATGATTCCTGTTTCATGGCTTCTTCACTTTAACAAGTCTTTCGCAAGCGGAACAATGATACTCGTAATACTCTGAAGGCTTTACTTGGATTGCCTCTTCTACGCCTTTTAGTTCCTGTTTAAACTTCTGGTCTTTTTGAGCCTCCGTAATCACCTTCTTTGTAGTGTGATTCGTCTCGTCTTTAGAAGGGACAGGGGTTATCTTGGGAGTTTTGGGCTTGGCGTTCAATCCAAGCATTCCTACGATACTTTCATCAAAGGCAAACTGAATGCTATTAGGGTCACCAAGATAAGACAACTCCTTGCGAAGTTTCTTTTCGTTCCATGTTGAAAACTCCGAGGTCTTATCATCAGCTATACGATACTGCTGGATTTGTTCATCTGTCAAATAATCAACACGGATACAAGGTACGGTTTCAAATCCCAATTCCTTTGCAGCCTTATAAACGCCATTACCTGTGACTATCACATTGTTCTTGTCTACGGAAATAGGCTGAGTTATTCCAAAGTCCTTGATGGATTGCATAAGTGCATCAACTGAAGCCTCATTCGTCTTGTGCGAGCCGTCATGAGGTACAACACTGTCTATAGGTAACTCGATAACCTTGTCATTAATCTTAATATCTGCCATGATTAAACCTCCTCAATCTCTATGGTTTCAACATTGCCACAATAAGGACACACGACCTTCATATAGTGGCTTCCATCCTCACGTTCCTTAAGCACGAACAAATCCTTTGCAGGGTCTACATTTTCTGAAGATCCTTCCTCGTTGACATCACCAACATCTGCAGAAGGTGCCTCGAAGTTCTCGTTCTCAACACGAGAATAATCCTCATCGAAGCCTCCGTACTCCTCCGCCTGTTGGTTAATGCTGTCAAGCGAGAAGTTAAGCATCTGGTCAATATCCTCAAAGAAGAAAGCCTGCATTTCTGTAGGTACCTTCATGCTTCTCAACTCTTCCAAAAGCTGGTCTTCATCGAAAGACGACTTTTCCGCCAGTTTGTTATCAAGGATGCGATACTTCTTCGCCATCTCGTCATCCATGTCGGAATATACGACCGGGACAAACTCCATGCCCAACTGATATGCAGCTACATAACGTGTATGACCTGCAATAATAACACCTGCCTTGTCAACAAGGATTGGCTTTACGAATCCAAAACGTTTAATACTTTCCTTAGTAGGCTCTACCGCATTTGTGTTGTCACGAGGGTTATCATAATAAGGAAAGATTTCACTAAGCTTTACTGACTTTACTTTCATTTCTTATCCTCCTGCTTTTTTGCCGTTTCTCTTGCTACGCGTCTTTCATCAACTACCTTTTCAACAGCTGCGCTGTACTTATAATTCTTGAATATCTTAGCAAAGCCTGTCACATACTTCAACTTTACAAGTTCCTTCTGCTCCAAGCCAACCTGCTCACAAATTTCACGCTCGGACTTTCCGTCTCGTAACATGTTGAATACGATGTTCACCATGCCATCAACAGAATGGCTTCCACGAGCACGATTGTGGCGAACGGTTGAAGCCATACGCTGGTCTATGTCTTTGTCGAGAACCACGATAGGCAATCTGCCGCCACATCTTTCGTTGATGTCCGCGAACTTACGAATGACAAGGTTTCTGTGGAAACCATCAATGATAACATACTTTTGCAACTTGTCGTCCCAAATCGTAACGATAGGCATCGTATATCCATCTTCCCTAACAGATGTATAGAGAAGGCGCATTTCCTTGTCTGCAACATGATTGGGATTATAGTTGTTGGCAACAACCATGTCCTTGTCAACCCAAAGAACGCAATCAACAGGATTAACTTTCTCTGGAGACAAGGAGCTTATGTATTTTCTAAGGTCGTTCAAAAACTGCAACTTGTCTTTGGCAGCATCAAACTCCTTCTTGATATTCTCTTGAAGACTCATATTCCTTATTAGCTTTTTCAATTTTTACATAATTGTCACTTAGATATTGGCGAAGTGAGCGTTCTACGCTTTGAATACGCTTCATGCCAAAATCCTCAGCTATTACACAAACCGCACTTGTATAACCAATCTGATGTATAACATAGTCAATGCACTCTTGACAATGACCTGCTTTGACAACATTGCGTTTCTTGGCCGAACGATAGCCCCTCTTGATTGTCTCCGCATTTTTCTTTTCCTCACAAAGATTGTCTGCGAGATAGTCCACGTACTCGTCCCAGTCCTTAAAGTAGGGAGGAAGATTATAGCAATAAGTTGCAATGTCATTGAAAGCGTGAACTGACGTGTTTACATTTGCAACTCGTCTTACCAACTTGTCATAGAACCACGGATCGACTTCTTTGATAAAGCCTAAATCGTGTATAGCTTGCTCATGTATCAACGAACTTACACGACATGCACGCAAAGGCTTCTGTGTAAACTGATAGTTATACAGCTTACAATATGGTAACTTGTTACTAAAGATGTAATACCACACATCATAGACTTTCCAATCCCAAATAGGATAAAGGACCAGACTGCGTGGCGTGCCATCCTTGTAGAAGCCACCTCCACCGCCCCAAGTAATGCCTGGCAAGCATTCTCCTCTTGTCAAACCAGACAAACGAGCAGGAGACTCCTCTATCCTCACACCTCCCAACGTAAGGTAGTCACGCCCAAAAAGAAGTTTATGTACCTGATCAAGGGTCTTGGAAAAGAACTGATTGTGTGGTATTTGCAAGTCCCTGTAGGAGTCCGGTTCTTTCTCACGAATCCATTTTTCCCCAGGCCCCCAAACATTGAACCACTCGCCTTTCGAGGCGTTCCATTCTTGGAAGTATGATTGAATCCAATAAGGCTCAACCCATGGTAAGTGCATAATATATCGTACATATTCAATTGTCATTGGCGTTTCTGCCTCTTGGTCTAGAAAAAGCACGGGTATCTTTTCAATACCTATTTCCTTCATGACTTCGTGAGCGAGATTGAGGACTACCGTAGAATCCTTTCCACCTGACATCGTTACAACAATCTTACGCTTACCATAAAACTCTTGAAAGATATACCTAAACCTTTCAAGTGCCGCCTCATAAACGTTTTTGTCGCTGTAAAAAATCATTTATTTCTGTTTTTAAGTAATACCTTGTCACTTGAATTATTGAAACGAGTATCTAAGTAATCTTTCAACTTACTCATCATTTCGTTGTTATTATGCCCACGTGCCGCATTATGCATTATGGTTGCGTATCTTAGTTTCTCATCATCGAAGTCGACGAAACACACTGGCACCATCTCATAACCAATTACGCAAGCCGCACGATAGCGGTTCTCACCGTCTACAATCTGCATAGTAGAGCGGTTTACAACAATAGGTTGGGTAAAACCAAAATAAAGCAATGACTTGATAAGTAAATCAAAACTGTCTGCATCATGAGTGTTCGGGTTATAGTCATTTGGATAAATGTCATCAACCTTCACATAATCAATATGCAAAGGCTTCATCTGTTCAACCTCAATGTTGTCCTTCGCCAACTTTAAAGCAAGGTTTTCTTTAGAGTTTTTTGTATTCATCGAGAAATTCTTTGTTTACGATTTCCTTAACCCAATCCTTACTAGACTTTGCCAAGTAAGGATTCTTGAACTCGTCTTCCCAATCAATAGCTTCAACGTCCAACTGGTTATCATACGTCTTGCTGTAACGCTGAATACCTCCAACGGAGCCCGGATTCCCGAAAGTGCTCCTATATGCCCCGAAATGCTGAACCAAACCAGGAACGATAGCGTACAAGTCTATACCTTTTGCCTGCAAGTAAGCTTTCAATCGAGAATCATCATAGCGTGTCTGGTCATCTGTCATTTTATTAGACGTTTCAACAAAGTCTTTTGCTAAGTCGTTAGGATAGACACTTGCTTGAAGCCAAAAATTGGTCTTTGTAGAGATTACGTGCTTGCCTTTTGCAAAACAATCAGTGTAATCACCATTGGTTGGATTGTAGAAGCTAATTACATTGTGTTCCGGTGCATGAGACAAAATATGCAAAATCTTAGCAAGAATGTTTCTGTCAAAGGTGATGTCGTCATGGATAATCATGCGATGCGTACCATCAGCTACATCTTGTGTCAACGCTTGGGAATAATTGTCCCAAAGTCCTTTCCCTCTATCCATAGAGATACTTACAGGAATACCATAAGGCTTTGCACTAGTCTCTATGAGCTTTTTTAGGTACTTACCCTCACGCTCTCGTTTCGGAACGTTGAGGATAATGATTTGAGATAGCTTAATCATAGATGTCGTTATTTAGTTACAGTCCACTTGCCTCCTCGTTTTGCAACTTGGCTGATGGCAACAGCCAAGCGATTACGATTCATATCACTCCCATAGAATGGCTTTCCTGCGGCAAAGGCAGCTTGCGCAACAAGACCTTGTCCCATAAAGAAGTCCGTGATAGATTTGAAAGGTACATCTTTGCAAATCTTGAAGACCGCATCCCATTCGTCCATTCCCTGCAAACCCCAACCTTCCTCTTGCTTGGAACCTTGAATAATCCAACACTTACAATCTGGCTTGTGATAATAAGTGTTCTCGTAGATCTTGACATGAGGAAATAGTGATTCCACCATAGGCACCAACTGTTTTTTGTTACGGAAGAAACACTCAACAAACAAACGGTCTGGATTGATTTGCTCGATACAACGTTTGATGTGTGCCACGAATTCATCGAAGTTGTCAACAGGACAAGTCTTCTCTGCTTTGGTGTAATAAGCCTTCAACACCCCTTTGCTACCAGCAGGGTCGATAAAAACACAGTCTGCTTGCTTTAAGAACTTTGGGAGCTCTAAAGTAATATCGGCAATAGTAATTTTACTACCATTGCCCAAGCAGTACACTTCACCTTCCGTGATGGGGTATCTATCAATACTTCCATCATAACGCAATCCACTCTGTTTCATATTCTTTTTTATGTTTATAGACTAAAACAGCCCCCACTCTGCAAACTTCTCGAAGCCTCCACGCATATTGATATAGTTTCTTGCAATGTCTACAATCTCAGAATAAGGCTTACCATCAACTGTATCATCACCAATAGCGCAGAACAGTTCAACAGGCTTGTGACTTGCCTGTGCTTTCAAGAAAGCATAGATATTCACAGAGACATCAGCCTTAGATAAGTCCTTGCCATGCAACCCTCCGCCAGTCACAGACTGAGCCATGTCTGAGCCTAACTTGCGATTCGTGGCTCCGCTATCAACGTCTGTGCCACCTATCCAATCACCAAGAGGATTGATTATCGCATCGTGATATTTACCTTGGAGTTCTCTTGTGTCAGCACAGCTCTGGCATATAACCAACTTTCCATCAGCCAATATGTACTTACCGTCAGTAGGGTATATACTGTATATCTCTTTGGCAATATTGCTTAACTGCACTTCTTCCATAGTCAACGGTACGCCCTTGAATATGCCATTATCGCCACAACGCACTGTACCATTTTGGTTATTAGCAAGGTATCTATCTTGCTCATTGCATATAAGATTGACATTGAAGTCATCTCGTGAAGTAATGCGTTCTATGATTTTAGCCACATCCCCCTTACAGAAAATGACGCTACTCTCGATAATAACAGTGGCATTTCCATGTCCTATCAGAACCTCAACGGCAATTTTTGGATTCTCCTGCCTTTTGTAGGCAAAGTCAACTATTGCACCAGCTATGCGGTCTGCAATTTTATCTGGATGCGATGGATTTACTTTTTCTATCATGCTAAATTTTTACAACTATATAATTGTGGTACTCGAAAACATTTTCTTTACCAAATATTACACAAAGTTCTCTTTTGGTATAAACAACATGATTAAACTCTACATTACATTTCTCATATGTCACAGGGTGATACTTCTCCTTATAGAACATCAAAAACTTGTGTCCTTTGCAACGCTTTATAGACAATACCGCATAAGGAGAGAGATATGAAGGAGAGCCAAACAGCGCAATTACGTTATCAAAATTCCCACAATCGACATTTTTGCCTGTAAATGCATCACAAACAAGTTTTTGCTCGAATGAAGGGTGCTTTTTGATAAACTGGTCTAACATCCCACGACTTGCGTCTATACCTAAATAGTCTTTAGGATTTATTTCCGAAATTTCAGTAAGCAAGCCTGTTCCGCACCCTATGTCCAATATCGAACCAGTGAGAGGTGGGAGCATTTCTCCCACCTCACGGTTCTCCACGAGACTCATTTCATCACGAAATAAAGTGTCGTACTTACTTGCTATTTTATCATACTGGGAATAATTCATCTTCTACTGTCGACTGTTGCCAAATCAATTTTTTATTTGAAATTGTTATATAATTCTTGTGATTGTAGATATTGCAATTCGGGAAGATTCGGCGAAGCTGGATTGTGTCATATTTGAAATGATGCATCTCGTTAAATTCGGCAGGATCGAAATCCTCTCTATAAAACATCAAACAGTAATCAAGACCGCTCTCACCAAGTTTCTCCAAATACTGGTGCATAAAATATGATGCTGCTCCAAAAAGAGCAATTATCACACTGTTTGCTGAAAGCCACTTTTTTATTGACTCTTCAAATGACTTTGTTGAGCAACGGCGGTAAAACCCAGATGTGCTCTCTCTGAAAAGAGAAATCGCCTTCTTGCTCGGGTCTACACCGTAGTAATTTTCGGGCCTGACGTTAGACAACTTCACGAAATCTCCATTTCCGATTCCAGCCTCAAAGACACTCTTGCCTTTGAATGTGAACAAAATGGTTTTTGCCATGATGTCCATTTCTCGCCTTGTGTAAAGCTTAGGAATAGGCCAATCCAAAAAGTCAAACTCATTGAAAACTTTTTGTCGATTTAGAATCCAGGTAGTTTCAAATGGATCGCCCATCGTCCAATACTTATAGCCATCGATGTACAGATAGGGGAAATTGTATTTGCCCCAACGCTCATGAACACCATTCTCACGCTGAGCGCTAACGAAGTAATAAAACTCATCGCGTGTCAATGCGCACTTGTCTCTGTGAATGTACTCATGAGGCACATCTATCATTGAAGTGGCCCACCACCACTTGCATCTTTTAATGAATTCGCGGAGTTTACCGTAATCATATTCCATGTCTGCAAAAATAAGCTCTTTTCTGCATATATCAGTATATATGCTTTGTTTTTAACTCTAATTTAACACAATATGTAGTCTTGTCTGAAAATGTCCTTAAAATCGCTAGTCCACTTTATATCTGGAAAACGCAATCTGGCGATAGGGTTGAACGCAATCTCTGGATGGTCGAACTCAAGAAGGAAGTCACTACGTCCATCCTTGCCTCTCACATTGCCTTCAATGTGATGATAGCCGATTATTTTCTTGCCTTTGGAGAACCCGAGTTCATTAGCTAAGAAGTCATTAATAATTTCAACTTCACTCTCGTCGTTAATCAAGAGTGCTAACATTACACAGGAATTACTATCATTGTAATCACTCAGCTCTCCAAATGAAATAGTATTTGTTTTCATTAGTCATGATTTTAATCTACAAGTAGAGCAAACTCTGCCATTAGTATTAACTTAGTAAGACAGTAGGTATCTAACATCTGATGAATTAAAGCCGCTCATTCGACAAGTCTCTTCAAAATCATCTTCGTCCTCGTCAAGAAGCCTCTGCATCTCATCTTGAAATGCCATAAAATCCTCATCCGTGTTCTCCCAGTGGTCCACGTCACGAATACGACTCCATGCATTCCTTGCCCTTTCATCAAATGTGTTTACTTTTGCGTACATAATCTTTAATGTTTTAATTGGTTAAACTTTTTGTTCTTGAAAGGCTCTTGACTTAATCAAATTTACCTCTCTTTTTCTATATGCAAAGGTAACAAATTTATTTGATATATGCAAATATACCAAGGGTTATTTTGGTTAAAAATACTAAAGCTATGCCGTTTTATTACGTTTAGTCTTAGTTGCACAGGATTTAATCTGCCACATATTTTCCCTAACCAGATTCAGAATAGAATCATGGAAGGCTGAATTAACATTACGCTTACCCTGGCATTGAACGACCTTAAAAGAAGACAAGTCCACCTCCAAAGTCTCCATACGTTGACCATTTACCTTAGCAGAAAGAATTAGACAGTTGGGCTTTTTGTTAACATCATAGTAACCATTGGCAAACACGCAATGGCACATTTCTTTACCCTCCTCAAAGAACTCCTCGACAGAGCGCAACACCTTGATGTGAATAACTCCATTTGCAATATCCAAATCGAAGAACTGTTTGCGGCGTGCGATATAAACAGAAGCGAGAGCTTTGGCTTTCTGTTTGTTCTCCTTATCACGTTTCGCCTGCTCCTCCATATAGGCTAACATTCGTCTCTCTTCCTGAATCTGGCGCAGTTTCTCCATCTGGTCTGCCATCTTTCTTTTCCGACTCTGTGCGGCACCAATCCATTTGTCGTGTGCCTCCTTTAGATTAGGAGGACAGACTATGATAGGATTACTCAAGTCCTTCTTCAAGTATCGTAGAGAATCTACCATATCCCACCAAAGGCTGTAATAGATATAATCAGCATGCCCATGACGAATAACCACCCTAACAGATGACATAAGAATTTTATCAAAGACTGCACCGTGATACCTACAAACTTTCCACAGTTCAAAGTTTCCTCTCATCAGCGTCTCATTATATGGATGTGCATTAACAGAACGGAAGATGTCGTCGAAGCAAATCTGTTTTCCAAAATCCCTAAGAGCGTACTTATACTTGTCTTGAACAGAAGCATAGTAAACTCCATCCCATCCTAACTCTCTTGGGTCTCCCAATACTCCCCACTGTGTATTAGTCCTAACCTCTAAATTGCCAAATGAACAGAATGCATCTGATATGTAACCACAGAAACGTTGCTTGGAGAGAAATACATATTTGCCATTCTTCATCCAATGCTGCATACACTCCTTGAAGTAAACCTTGTCACCAACTAACTTGTGATAGCGAAACTTAGCTCTAACTTGGAAATATCGAAGCACCTGCCATCCTTTGAATGTAACTACAAGATAAAAACATCCTCTGGCAAACCTATCACGGTGTTCATAGGCGTCTTTTTGTCTTACACAGGTTTTGATGGCCCATGCTTGTTGCTTGTCTGATAGTTGAGGAAGATTAGTTGACAACTTGACAACCGCTCTTTCTACTTTATTCCTTGGTCTCATAGCATCAATATTAGAATAGGCTTAACTGTCCAACAGCTTCGTCTTTTTTCTTCTGCGCCTCAGACTTTCTTCTAATGCGTTCCTTCTCCGCAATTTCCTTTCTGCGCAACTCTTCAATTTTAGTTCGCTTGAATTCATCCTCAGCTTCTTTCTCCAGTTGTTCCTTAGTTTGGTCAGATAAATTGACCACCACATTGCATTGATGCTTGGAATATGCCAAGGTGTCCTCATTGTAGTAATGTACAGCAAAACCGAAAATCTCATCGTCCGCAAATCCCTGCCTCCCACTCTTTTTGACATTGGAAATAATAAAGTCGCAACAGTTTTCTATAGTCTTACCAGGCTTTTGATAGTCCTTAGCAAATAACTCATCTTCTGCTGCTCGCTTGTCAAGATATTCCTTGATTACTTTCTGAAATGTCTCTGTTCCTTTCATAACTTCTCATTTTAACTTCCGTACCCTGTGAACTTTCCAACGGCTGAGCTAACGCTCTCGTTAGTTACAGAGCCAGGTTTCACAAAATACTTGTAATGTGAACTTCTTTCTAAATTCTCATGCCAACCAAAGCCGAATGCATCGAATTCCTTGACACACCATTCATGCGCATAATAATACTCATTCGCATGAATCTTGCCTTCTGGATGAAAGATGAAGTTATAGTAGCACCATTTTGCAGAGCTATCGTTTTTATTGGTTTTGTAACGTTTTTCAACGTCTTCTCTTTTCTTTCGATACTCTTGCAGCAATTTTTGATATTCTTCCTCGCTATCGCAAAGAAAATAATCAGTGTCAGTCCAATGGTTCTCCCAATAAGAATTGGACGACTGGTGAATGTGATAGATGTTTTGCATGTTAAATCTTATTTTTGTTGAGTTCTTCGCACATATCAAAAGATACGGCTAATAAATGTGTATAATCCGAAGATTTTGCATCTCTTAGGTATGTATCTATTTCGGTTTTTGATTTATGTTCGTGTCTCATAGCTCGAGTGACATACCCCATTATAGCATAAGGGTTGCCATCAACTCCGACAAGTGTGTATTCTTCCATTCTTTGTCTATCTTTTAAAAGTTATCCATGCTGTAGGGTATCTCAAAGAATGCCTTTCTGTTACCAACCATCCCTGTTTTTGAAACTCCCTAATTACGGCATCAACGGCCTCGAAAGAAGCCTTGTGCCAATCCCCATGTGGGAAATTGCCGCACCAATTGCCAGCGCAACAACCCTCCGTGCGTTGCAATATCTGTACACTTTCCCTGTCCTTGGTATTGTCAACAACCCATTGTGCAAGCTCGTTCTCTGCTTGCTCTCTTGCGTCTGATTGTGGTATTGTTATCATAATGTATTAAAGTTTATCGTTTTTAATGGCATTATACGCTTCTTCAAGCGTTGTTTCCGCCGTGATTCCATATTGCTTCAATGCTCGGAGTTACTTTTGCGTGAAATACAATCCCATGCTACCACGCCAACCGTTGAACTCTCCAAGCTCTTTAATTCGTTCTTCCATCTTATCCAACTCTCAATTCAGTTAAGTAATCTTGTAGCTTGCTCTCATCGAAGTCACAGTCAGTTTCCTTGCCGTCTTCGTCAGTACATGACCATTTGTTGACACACAAACACACCGCCGTAGTCACCCATGCCCCTGTGCCATTACCATAACCAAGGCGAAAATCATCTTCCTGGTAACTTTCCTCCTCATAGTCATAGAATACTTCAAGATATTCGTCTCCTTCGATTGTAGCAATTTGTCCACCTTCGTAGATTTGCTCGGCAAGTTCTTCGTAATCGTTATCTGTTAGCTTCATTCCTCTTCCCTGTTGATGAAATTATAGCAAGAATATCCAAAGCCATTGTTATATGGACTGATATTTTTCTTGCAATAATAATATTCTCTTACACATGCTATTGTGCTTTTCTTTGATTGAAGATATTTACACATCTCGCAACAGTTATAAACGTGCGCTTTCGTAAGTCTTTTCATAACCGTCTATTATTTTTCAACTTCAAACAGGTATTGCAAATCACCGCCACCGAGTTTTAGGATAACATCTGCATCTCCTCTGAATTGGCTCTTGCGGAATGTACAGAAGTACCAATGACGACGTTTTAGCTTACCTTCCATAACTTCGAGCGATAACCCATCCTTCTGCGGAGCATTAAGATAATCCTTGCCTTGTCGCATATCCAAACGGTGTATTTCTATTAATATATCAAAAGCTTTCATTGCATTTTTTGTTTTATTAAATGCGCTTTTCGTTGTCGCCCAACGGCGTTCTCGTTTTCATTGGCTCTATCAACGCTCCCAGCCTGCTGATTAGGGTGCAACCCACGTCTTAACGTTGTACGCCCAACGTGTTTCGTTATTTTGTATCGGTAACACCCGATAGCGTTTCAGGCGACGCATTCCGCTTGTTATAAGGTGTAGCTCACCTTACTACGTATGGTGTAGTTCTCCGATACGCCTTTTATGCAAGTCGTAACCTGTGGCATCCCGCTTTCAGTCGCTTTGGTGTTTTGTGACGGGGCGGCTCAAAGGTTCAACCGAAAATCTGTACCCGTCTGCGCTTGTGGGCTCTCGGTACTTTGCAACCTTACGTGTCAGCTTCATACTGAACTCGCCCTATGTAGATTGAAATCGCTCTAAAGTATTCGTCTCATGTAAGACGGTAGCCATTTGCCGAGGAGCTGGTCTATTATATCAACGGCATAATTTTCTGGTACATCATGATAGTAGATAATAATATCCTCAACATTAATAGCATCCCTTTTCTCTGTTGTATATTCTTTGCGCCGCGAAGAGTGTGCAACTCATACGTTCTTCTATCATTTTTATCTTTTCTATATTCATAACTTTTTTTCTTAAATGTTTTGTTCCACTGTTTATGTCGCTCCGACGTGACTTCTATCCCAGCGTGTAGTTTCCTTGCTTTATAGCTTGGCCTATATTGGTGAGACTTGTTTTTCCAAAAGTCTTTGTGTCTGAATAAAATGGCGTATAAGTCAGATAAATGCTATAATCTTTCTCTGTGCAACCGTAGATACAGTTTCCAAGCCTATTTCCGTGATTTAAATGCTCCATGTAAGCAAACTTAGCTTCTTTTAACCTACAATATGCCTCTCCTCCTAATTTGTATGGCAAAAAACATTCAAATCTATAGTAGTCAACTTTCATATTAAAATGGCTTATTTACTTTAACTTTTTTACCAAATAGTTAATCTCATCATCATTAAGCTCAATGTCTTGCGAGTGCTTGAACTTAATGATTTCATCTTTCCCGATGTAGCCTTCAACAGTCTGATATATCTCGTCATCACAGCCGCTCATCGCAAGGATAATATCATGTGCGAATGATAACAATCTGTCTTTTGATGCGGCTTGTTGGGCTTTGAGCTGCTTTTGCAAAGCATTCTCTTTTTCCATAAATTGGCAATTAAGCTCAATTGGAAAATCATTACTGATATTTTGGCACATCACGTCTATATCCTGGCCGAACTTCTGTGCGAAGTAGGTGTCGCCTTTAAGTGATTGCAAAACCTTTATTTCTTCTTGTCTTGTCATGGCGGGAAAATTTAATCATCAAATTCTTCAAATTTTGCTTCACATGACTGCATCGTGTTATTTAACGCTGCAAGCATCTCACGGTTAGAAAGGAGACTGCCAACCGCCGAGTAGTATTTAAGGTTATCATTTGGCTCAATCATATTAAAATCGCCACGAGCGCAAACATTAGTAAACAACCCCTCATCTTGGAAACAACTCTTCTTGCGATAGGTAATATCAAGATTGAAACCCTCAGAACCTTTTAAGGTCAATTTTATTGTGAGTCTCTTGTAGCCTGGGTTCACATACTTCAACTCCCAGCTTGGGCAAACAGAGAGAACGTACTTTATATTCTTCTCTGCCTCGGCAATAAGGCTCTCAAAAAACTTTTTCTTGTTCTCTACGGATGTTGTCGTGTTCATAATCTTTAATGTTTTAATTGGTTCAACTTTTTGTTCTTGAAAGGCTCCTGACTTAATCAAAAATACCTCTCTTTTTCTATATGCAAAGGTACGACTTTTATTTGATATATGCAAATATACCAAGGGTTATTTTGGTTAAAAATACCAAATGCAAACCTCGTAACTTCCTGATTGTCAAAAAGGTGCATCACACTCCTCTGGTTCGCCTATTGGTGGTTCCGTTTCTTGATTTATCAAATCCGTCTTGAAGAAGCTTGTCGTTTTCTTATTAAATCCCATAAAGAACTTAAACGTTCCTATGTTCCTACCTTTGGCCACGTCTATCATAGCCGTTCCCTCGGTAGGATAGTCATTTTTATTATCATAAGGGGCTGGATAAGCACGGTTGTAATATTCAGGTCGATAGACTAAAATCACCACATCGGCAGCTTCTCCTATCTGACCACTATCTCGCAATCTGTTCAAATTCGGCTCTGGGCTTGTACTGTCACGTGACAATTGGCTAATAGCCACAACCCAAATGTTTAATTCCTTGGCAAGATTTTTTAATCTTCGAGCTGCTTCACCCATTGCTTGCTCTCTACTAAAACTATTATTGCGAGAATTAACATTCAAAATCTGCAGATAGTCTATCACAGCCCCATCTATATCTTTTTGCATTTTTAGCATTCTTATCGAGAGCAAAATAGAGTCTATGTTTGACGTACTCTTATCATCAAAATACAGATTGTCCCCAGGTAACATTGCGCGTGCTTGGCTGATAAGCTCCAATTCGCCTGGCATAAGGCTGCCAGAATAAAGGATAACATTCGCTGGTATATTCGTCTTTGCGGAAATTAAGCGAGCGGTCAACTGCTCTTTTGTCATTTCCATAGAGTAAAATGCCACTTTTGCATTATTCTCAATAGCACTCCTCGTCATAGAGAGTGCAAGAGATGTCTTACCTTGCGATGTCTCACCTGCGACAATGATTAAATCCGACTTTTGCAAGCCTCCTTTCTCATCGAATTTATCTAAACCTGTCTTCGTTCCAGTCAAAATACCATCAGCAGAGGAGTTTTGAACAATTATCTGATTTAGACTATTCATGGCATCCGTTAAGGTAAAGACACCATCAGACTTGTCTAAAACATGGCAAACACTGTCCATAGTGGCTTGCTGAACAGACGTTATATCATCACTTTCAGACAGTCCTGCTTTAATAAGTTTTTCACCTACTACCCAAAACTTTCGCCTTACACTTAGCTCTTTTAGCCTTTTTGCGTGATACTCCAGATTGACTATTGTTGTAGCTGCTTGTGAAATTTCAACTACATCCAAAGGCGTAATACTAGATTTTAGTTTCTCTAATTCAGCCGTAACGGATAGAATGTCTACTGGCACACATTTTTTAGACATACAATCGATTACTTTCCATAATTCTTTTGTTACAAAATTATAGAAACAATCTTCATCTAAGTATGGATAGACAATGGTGTAAGCGTTGTTGAAAGCCAATATGCTCCCTATCACATAACGCTCTTCACGCAAATCGTTTACAAGTGAAACCGAATTTTTATTCTCGTTCATCTAAATGACTCCTCTACAAAGCTAATAATCTTAAACATCTCCTTCATCCTATCCCTTAATCTCGCATTCTGGTACTTTTTGGATATACTCTCCGCGTTAAAATTGCTTGATATGATAGTTGGCAACATCTGGTCATACCGATATTCTAACAATTCAATGAAAGGGTATATGTAGTTTCCATAAGCTACAACTTCAACAGGTTCTTCGCACAAGTCGTCCAACAGCAAATATTTTGCACTTTTCAGTTCCCTAAAATCATTCTGTGATTTAGCGACATTCGCCATCTCTCTCGAAGTAACAAACCTCGGATATTTGTCACCCTCGCAATAGTTAATTATTCCACTGTCAATCAGATAGACCAAAAGGTCACGTATGGCTTTTAGCATGGTAGTTTTACCATTGCCAACACTGCCAGGCATGAAGAGACCGTAGTAGCGTCTCTCCGTAACCAAGAAGTCACCGACGGCAGACATATTGCGTTTAAGCTCATCTGTGAGAACAAACACGTTCTTACGCCTTTCAACTTCTCTCTTAAAGAAGCCAAACAAAAGGTTTTTGATAGTTCGGCTATCCATTGGTAGTGCCAAACCCCGTGTCATAAGCGTCTTTGGATGCATATCGAGGGACGCCCGACTCTTTTCTGAAGTTCTTTCCATTGTTTGCATTTGACTGGTGATTTTTAATCTCTGAAATTATCTCGTTATACTGAGAGTCTATCTTGTTGACAGAAAAATTATTCATAATCCAATCCTTGTCAATTCGACGCAAAAATTCCTCCCAAGCTTTTAGCAGACTATCAACATCCACTGGCAACGGCACCGCCCTATGGCTTCTTGCATAAGCAATTTTCTTTAAGATAGAGTTCATCGCTTTGGCATCCTTTGCCTGCCAATAGTACGGCTCACCATAAAGCTCTAAATAGAAAGCCTCAAATATCTGCCTACCTTTGTGGCATGGAGAGTATTCTTTCACGGCCTTCTTGCGCTCACGCACGGGAAAGTGCTCGTTAGAGCACAACTGCCTGTTAAGGCATCTTTCTTTTTCTTTTTCTTTTTCTTTAATAGGGGGTATGGGGGAAAGATTTTCTTTTTCTTTTCCTTTTTCTTTCGTTTGCGTTTCCATTTGCGTACCAGTTTGCGTTTCCGTTTGCGTACCAGTTTGCGTTTCCATTTGCGTACCAGTTTGCGTTTCCGTTTGCGTACCAGTTTGCGTTTCCGTGAGAAACACATCAAGACCAACTATCTCGTATTCAGCAACTTCCCCACGCACACGACTTGGCTTGAAGTTTATGAATCCTTTTTGTTGCAAAGAGTTTCTTACATTACTAATTGTTTTCCTAGTGAAGTCAAGCTCTATCTCACACTTCTTCGTTGGCAATTTGAATGGGTTTGCCCAGTTTCCCAAGTCGCATTGTTTCAGCAAATAGTAATACATATCCGCTTCGCAACTTGTCAGCGTGCAAACTAACCTCTTCTCCCAAAAGGCACTTAGCAACTTAGAATAATCAACCTTCCTCATGGTTGTAGAAATATTGATTATCACAATAAGCCCGCCACCAACTACCTACAGGCAGTCTAATCATTCGCTTCTTAATGGGAAATCTCATAGTTTTAATCTTTAAAGTTTTCGTAATGCTGTTATTATTACTTATGCAAAGATACCACTCATAAAGTATATATGCAAATATATCATGTTAAATATCTAAAAATACTAATTCTTTTCTTTGATACGCCTTTGTCATTTGAGATATTTTTCCTACCTTTGTAAAAGATTTCTTACGTGAGTTTTGGTAAAGCTGTTATGGAAAATTCACATGTTAGCCTACTAGCGAGTAGGCTTTTTTTGTTTAAACCTTTCTCTATTCCGAATAATTTTCGTACCTTTGCAGGTACTATTAAAATATAATCTTTAATAGAATTAATTGGTTCAAAGCCTTCTATGTTGTGAAACATGGGAGGCTTTATAAGTTTACACATATGCCTTTCTCTTGACTTAACCTCTTCACTTCGCTCGTATAATGCAATATCATCCGTTTGAGCTCTTCATCATCCCATTTTTTGATTGAATGGGCACGTTCTCTTAATGTAGAGAAGCGAGCCACGCCAATCTTCCTAATGAGGTTTTCTTGGTAGTAAATCAGATGGTCTGAACTTGCCCTATTGCACCCTTGACACTCTGCCGAACAGTTATCTTCATCGAATCGAGTAGCCATATTTGACCTGCCAAAGAAATGCCCACAATCAAGCTCCCTATACTGTTTTATCTTACCGCAGCTTATGCATCTGCCAAATCCATTTGGCATACAATCTCTAAGACGGATGTACAAGGCAAATACCTTATCCAGTCGTTTAATCAAATCCGTCTTCCCTTTGGACTTACTCTTTTTCCGAACTGTTGAAGACGTTTTCTTCTTTTTGGAATAAAATGGAAACATATTATTTTAAAGCTACATTTGTTAATTGATTCCCTCTTGAATAGACGGCCCACTTTGATGAGCCCGGCGGTCTACCAATAAACAGGTCAGCGACATTGCCAAAGCGCTTATAGTTACCCGACAAATCCACTATCCAGCCATCCTTTCCTTTGTATGGCCTTATCGCACGACCTACCATTTGGTAATATAAACCTAACGATTTCGTAGGACGGGCGAGAATGATTGTGTCTAACTCTGGGTAATCAAATCCAGTTGTTAAGACGCCAACATTCGCCACTACCTTTATTCTCCTGTTCTTAAATCCTTCAAGAATTGACTCCCGTTCTGCCTTTGGCGTCCCACCTGTCACGATAGCCGCTTCCACGCCAATATCTTGCAACCTATTGACTAACTTTCTAGCTTCTTTAGTAAATGCGGTGAACACAAGAATGCCTCTACGAGGTATTCCACTCTTTGGATGCATTACCTTAATAACCGTATCAGATAACTTATCATAGAAGCCACTCCTTTCATACTCGGCAAGAAGACTTTTCTCATCGTAGTCTGCACCAGTAGAGTTACTTCTAACACGTCTCAGATCCAACGTGGTTATGTCATAATAATGCAAATCAGCAAGGAAGCCCTTAGATAGCAATTCCGCTACTTGACAACAATAGATTACCTTTTGGAATATCCTTGGTCTTGTACGTGTTAGAAATTTAAGCACAGAGCCACCAGCGCCACGGTCTAATCGATACGGTGTTGCGGTCAACCCAACGACTTGCCTGCTTTTAGCTTCAATAAACATCTTATACTGCCCTGCCTTTGAATTTACATAATGGCATTCATCTATGATGATGTTTTTGAAGCAGTCAAAATCGCTCATGTGGTTCATAACGCTCCCGATAGTAGCAAAGGTTATTCTGTTAATATCCTTACTACCAACAGACGCACTATAACAACTACAATCCAATATCCCATAGCTTTGCAGCTTATTGAAATTTTGTTGCAAAATCTCTTTACTTGGCTGGAAAACCAACAGTGGACCATCTATCCTTGACGCAATATCAGCTATAACAAGGCTCTTTCCTGCACCAGTTGGCAGGATAATCAAGCCGTTCTTATCTGCACGACCAGTGAAGAGCCTTACGGCTGCATCACTGGCTTGCTTTTGATAATTCCTTAGATTGTAAATCATTCTCCAAAAGGTAAATCCTCATTACCACCGTCACCTTGCTCGGTTGCTGGTTCCTCATGCGGTTGCTCTGTCTCTGGAAATTCCAAACCGAAAACAGCTTTCATGCTTTCCCTGTTTTTGGTCTCGTTTGCCCAAATCTCAGTGGGGTCTGGAATTTCATATGCTTTTGCAAGCATGAACTTTGACTTATTAGAATCCCAGTTGTAGACCAGATAATGACCAGCCAGAGCAAGGCAGATAGTGTTCTTCGACTTCAAGCGCATGTCTGCCGTGCCTAGACGAACCTCCGCCGCATACTTTGCAACTTCCATCAAGACTGACGCATAAGCCTCCTCTGCGTCCTTTTTCATCTTTTTGGCTTTCTCCAAGGCTTCTTCCAACTCTTGTTTTCGAGCAGGGACTTCGTTCTCTTCGAGCATACAATATTCCTCTCGAATATTGCTCTTCTCAAAATCGTCAAGATAACGAGTGACAAGCTCATTATCTGGCTGAGTGGCTATGAAATGTTTGTTAACAAACTTCATCACGTCAGCCTTCGTCTTCAAAGGCTTCTCACCACACAGGTTTTCATCTGCCAAGGATAAAAAATCCAACTCCAAAGGGAAGATGTCCTTTATTCCATCTTCCAATACATACTCGACATTCTCGGGCTCGTAATTAATTAAATCTGCTTTCATAATTATAAATATTTCTCATATAATGCTATCTGCTTCTGCGCCTCCAACAAGGCTGCTTCCTCGTTAGGTTCTGGGATATAAAGTCCTGCCACCATGCTTGAATAGTTGCGAAACCTTTCTATAGCATCTGTTAATTCTTTTGTATCAAGGTCTGCCGTGCTCCTCCAATAAGTTACTGGCATCCCTCGTTTGTTAATTCTCTGTTTGGCAAAGATTCCTTGATTTACTATCTGCTTGAATATGTTATACTTCACGTATTCCTCATCGTAGCCAAATTCTGAGGCGAAATACTGAAGGCATACATGCAAATAGCTATTTTGGGCAAGAGAGCGTGGACGGTGCTTTTTCTTCACCTCCACGATAAACCCCTTGCCACTTTTCAAGGCATCCATATAAAGACCATTGCAATAATCCTTATAGTCCACCCTATCCTTCTCGTTGTTAAGATTAAAAATCATAACTAGAATGGCAAATCATCTCCTTGCGGTTCTTGCGTCTGAGGTTGAGCAACGGCTTGTGCCTGAGGTGCAGGTTGCCTTTGTGTTCCATTGCCTCTTTGATAATGTTCTATCTTATAACCAGAAATAGTATTAAAATACTTCTCTGGCTGCCCATCTTTCTGAACCATAGTTCCTTGAAGTGCAAACGAGATAGTGACAATATCGTCAACCTTGAATCCCAAAGGGTCATCCAAATGCCTCCCTGCGAACTCAAAACTTGGGAAGTTATTAAACACTCTGCCAAAATCAGAACGAGTACAGTTAAGTATAACCGTCCTTTTTCTAAACGGTTCACCACCATTCTTACTTGGTATTTCCTCGATTTCTCCAATCTTCAATACCCTTCCTGTCATTGTATTAGCCATCTGTATCTCTTAATGGTAAATATGGTAATAATTCTCTAAACTCAGCCCATTTCAAGAACTCTCGAACCAGAGTATGATTCTTGTCTTCCATCCCTGGGTATCTATAGCATGTGATTGCTGGCTTGTAGGGTATAAGTTCCAATCCTCGAACGTCTCCTTTATGTTTATCCTTGTTATATCCTTGGAAAACAAACAGGTCAAAGTGGAAAGTATCGGCTTCAAACAATTCAAGATAGAACTGCCATTGGCAACTGTTCATATAATCCTTATCTGAGACAGGGCCATACTTAGTTTTAATGTCCCTTATCTCCAAGCCATCTATCATGTCAGCGCAACCTGTAATGATTGCATCGCCAAAATCCTTCTTTTCACGAACTTCATGAAAAGCCCCAGGATGTTCATTCCTATAATTAAGAGCGACCTTGCATTGCTTAACGTCTAAGACAACATCACCGTCATCAAAGACAAATCTTCTTCCCTCAGGAACAGGCTCTGTCTTGTCTTTTTTATAATAGGTGAAATACCTAACACCCTCTGGCTCTTTGAAGCAATGGGGACAGCCTGTCTCCACGATGGAGTGAAAGGCTGTTCCTATCCTTGTATAATCGTTACCCTCGAACTTTTTAGTGATATTGTCTATGACATCCTGTTCTGTCATGAAAGCATATTCACCAGACATATATCTTCTGAAGCTCTCCAACTGGGTAACTCTGATTAACGGCTTCTTCATGCTACGTCCTCATGCTTTACAAACTTCTTGCTTGTCTTGTCAAAATCAATACCCTTGTCTGCAAGGTCCTTAATCATCTGATTCATGAACGCCTTTTGGTGAATCTTATTCAGCCCATGTGCAACTTCGATAAGTGCGTTAGCATCGTCAACCGTTTCTGCGGCTTCCAATTTCTTGCGAGCTTCGTCAACTTCTTGCTGTGCCTTAACTTGTGCGTCTGACTTGTTAACTATCGCCACTTTCACCTTCTTAATAATGTCAGCCATGCAAGTACTGAACTCCTCCGTTCCATAAGCTGGAATCCACGTATCTTTAAGGTCTGCAACATTCTTACCAACACGATTGTCTTGAGGCTCAAACTTGATTACACGATTGCCGTTCTCCTTGCAGATATAACCCACTTGGTCTGCAATACGGATAAGCAAGTCCTTGCTCTGACCTGTACAGTCTGGCGAATGCTTAATATAATCGCCCTCTTGCGTCTCCTTGTCATGGCAAATGAAGATGATGTCAGAGTTGTTAGAACGCAGGATGCCAACAAACTGCTTGAACATCTCACCCATAACACCATAGCGCTTCAATGAGTTCGTAGCGAGTTTAGGGTCTTGCTGAATCGCAAATGCGTTAAGATAGTCATCAAGCATCGCCTTGGCAGTGTCAACAACAATGGTCTTGCACTCACCTATCAGTCCTGGCTTCCAAACCTGCTTGCCATTCTCAACCACGTAGTTTCCAACTATCTCCGTATTGTAGATGTCTTCCCAACGTGAAGCCGTCACTACAATATCAGGACGCTGTACGGCACGGTCGAAACCTCGATCCGTGTCTATCAACAATGGAGACTCGGCTGTTGTCGCCAAGGAAGTCTTCCCTGTTCCCGGAGTGCCATAAAGCACGATGATTACTGGACGTTCTCTTACAACGTCATTCTTTCTAATTACTGGCAT